GGTGTTATAAATTACGCTAAAGAAGGTATGGAACTAGCTAATGGTAGTTCTATTGGTATTAGTACTACTACTTCTGATGCAGCTCGTGGTGAATCTATTAATTGTCTTCTTATAGACGAAGCTGCATTTATTCCTTCAGAGTTTATGAATGATTTTTGGGAGTCAGTATTCCCGGTAATTTCTTCATCTAAAAAGTCTAAGATTTTTATGTTATCGACCCCGAATGGTGTAGGTAATTTATTTTATAATATATATAGTGAAGCAGTAGAGGATAAAAACGGTTGGCATTATGAGAGAGTTGATTGGTGGGAAGTGCCCGGTAGAGATGAAAAATGGAAAGAAATGACTGTGAGAGCACTTGGCTCCCAGGACGCTTTTGATCAAGAGTATGGTAATGAATTTAGATCGGTAGGAGAAAGTGTATTTGATAAAGATCAGCTCGATGAATTAAGTAGAATTGCCCCGGATCCTATTTTTGTTGATGAAGAAGGTCATTATAAAATATATAAAGATAAAGAAGATGGGCATTATTATAGTATAGGGGTCGATGTTGGAGAGGGTATTGCTAGAGCTAACTCTGTAATACAAGTTATAGATATAACTGATTTAACTGCTATAGAGCAAGTTGCTACCTATGCTTATAATAAATTAGACCCATTTAATTTTGCTGGTAAGCTTATTGAAATAGCTAGTCAATGGGGTAACCCTCCTTTACTCGTTGAGCGTAATAATTGCGGCGCGCAAGTTATCGATGCATTAATACATACCCATCAATATTCTAATATTGTAAAATACACTCCTAGTATGGGTTCATATACTGAAAAAGCTGAAAAAGATAATCGTATGGGAGTATATTCTCATACTAATAGTAAGTTTAACAGTATGTCCAATTTTAGATATTGGATGAACGTATTAAGATGTTTAAAAATAAATGATAAACAAACCGTAGAAGAATTTAAAACTTATATTAGACAAGACAATGGCGTATGGAAAAAGCAGGATGAAAGATATCTAGATGATAGAGTAGAGGCATTAATATGGGCTATTTTTATTTTAGACACTAAAGTAGTAGAGCAATTTTTTGAAGTAAGTCAAAAAGATAATAACGGTAAACCCTTAAAGATAGTACCTACGAATTGGGATCCGTTTATCGTTAGTATGCCTAAGCCTTCAGAACTATATAATAAATTTAATAAAGACAAAAACGTTGAATTACCGTTTAGTCCTGTATTTATTCCTACTAAAGAAAACGAAATAGAAGATCTAGAAGAGCTGAGAGCTCTAGGCTGGGAGCAGCCAAATTATTCAACAGCAACCAGAATGTTACCTAATTTAAGTAATCCAGGCTATATAAAATATTGACAATAAAAAAGCTCGTTATTGCTAACGAGCTTTAGAGTTCTATGTCAATTTATCTTATTCGAAAGCGTTGCCAGTACCCTTGCTTACCTTGAGGTTACCGACCTGATTGCTACCGGTTGGCTTTTGAAGACCCTTGTCGAAGTCTTTAGCCTTATTTACGGTGCCGTCGCCGCCCTTTGGTCCGCCTTGTTCAGAGGCAGCACCGGCTGCCTTTAAAGCGCCAACCTTGTGGATCTTGTGACCGTCTTTAAGCTGTTCAGACTTTGCATGATGGCCTGGTCCTGGATGTCCAAGATCTTCAGCATCAACTGCTTCGCTCATTGCATCATCATCCCCTTCTTCTGCCATTGGGGCTTCGTCGCCTACATCTGCACCAGCGTCTCCCATGTCAGGAGCTGGCTCTTCAGCGCCACCAAGTTGACCCATAAGAGCGTCATGTAACTTTTGTGCAAGTGCACGATCAAGGGTAATAGTAACAGAATCACCTCCCATATCGGTATCAGTATCTGTTACAGGCTCTTCACCGCCCATATCGTCAGCAGGAGCAACAGGTGTTGCTTCGTCGTCTTTTGCAAAAGGAGCGCCGTTAAGGGCGTCTTCGTATAGTTTATCGAATTTTGACTTTGACATAGTAAATGTTTGTTTCTTATATTTAGTATTTTTTGACCCAGATTCTACCTCTTCTTGCAATTTTTCTTTAGGGGTAGTTAATCTTGCTTTTTCTGCTTTGACATGCTTCTTAGCATCGTCGTTAATTTCTTTTTCTGTTTCCCCGGCTTCTTGCTCTTCGCCTTCTTCAGACTTGTCAGTGTCTTTTGCATCATCTTTCTCATCTTTCTTCATTGTTTTCTTTGATGCGCCAGGATCTTGTTCTTCTGTGACTTTCTTAAAATTATCTGCAGCCTGTGGACCCGTGCCTTTAGCAAGCTCTTCTTTTTGCTTACCAAAGCCTTCACCTACCTTAGGCATGGTGCTTTCTGGCAAATAATTAGTAGTATCGGTAAGTAGTATATCGTTGTAATCCCGTACTTTTTCTTTTTCAACAACAGTAGACTGTATACTAGAAGTATAGATATCACCGAGCTCGCTTAAATTCTTTAATTTTGCCATTGTAATTATATTTAGCTTACTTCTGTTTAAAAGTAACAATAACTGTAAATATTTTTATAATGTCTATTGCAAGTTACTGTGTTGATACCGGTCAGTATATAGCTCCAACCACTACTAATGGCCGGACAGAGTGTTTATCTGGTAGTTTGCGCTATAGTGATACAGCTAATAATGTTCTAGAACAAACATTATGGCAAAATTGGTGGACAGAACAAATAAACCAATATGGAATGAAAGTTAACTATTATGTTAATTTATATTCTTTATCCGCACATGATTATTTTTATGGAGAACAGCCGTTAGCTGGATTTGCTTCTCCGGTTTCTATGATTTTTGCAATAACATTAAGTAATGATAGTGTTATTTTAAGTAAATTTGGTCTACAAGGTACGGCAGATTTAACTGCATTAATTGCAATTAAAACATTTACCAATACGTTAACAGGATCTGCTTTAAGCGGTGTAACTAATATATATCAATATGAACCAAAAGCAGGGGATTTAATAGAGCTTTCAGAATACGGACAATCTAGACCTAATGGAAGAAGTGGTCAAATATACGAAATAACCGAACGTGTTGATCAAAAAGGCGGCACTGGTAATCAATTACTTGGACATTATATATGGATGATACAAGCTAAACGCTTTGATTATAGCTACGAACCACAAGCTCCTCGCGAAGCTAAGATGGATCAAGTATATGATAATAAAAGCGATGGCTATCTTAATAATTTACCAAAAATACTTGAAACTAAGGAATATACACAATTTGTTGATAAAGACTCTGCCCGTATATTTGATTATGCAGAAAATCCGCAATCTAATACTAATGTGTATGGGGATTACGAAGATACAAATATACTCGTTAATCTTATTGGTGTAGCTAATACGGCAGGACAGACTGTGGGTGCATTAGGTGCTTCAGCTTCTAATACATATGTCGTTGTACAAAGCCCGAGCAACTACTCAACAAGTACCGGTACAACAATTACTTCTGCAAATGCAGTTGCTCTACAAACACTTTACTCCTTACTTTCTTCTTATAACCCAGCTTTAAGTTCTCTTGTACCTATCATGCCTACAATAGAGACGGTAGCTGCAAGTATACAGGGACCAAATTTCCCTATATTAACAAATCTATCCGACTTAATTTCAGCACTCGGATCGATACCGCTTAGCGGTTAATAAGTATATAAGATGTCCGCTGATTTCCCGACATTAATATTTCCACACGAACTACCTTCAGTACCAGTTGGCCCTCTTTCTGGTACTGATCTTTTATTCTTAGAAAGAAATAATAATAACGGTACGTACACCTCGTACTCTATTACTATTTCTGCATTATCCGCGCAAGGGGTAATGGGATTTTCAGGTTTTAGTGGACGCTCAGGTTTTAGCGGGTATTCCGGCTATAGTGGTCAAGACGGCTTTATTGGCGAATCAGGTTATAGTGGGTATTCAGGTAGGAGCGGTTATTCAGGGTATTCTGGTATTAGTGGTTATTCCGGTTATTCTGGGGTAGGTATTTCAGGTTATAGCGGCTATTCCGGTCAAGGGGAAAGCGGGTACTCAGGCTATCAAGGTTCAAGTGGTTATTCTGGGTATAGCGGAGTAGACGGTATGAGTGGTTATTCTGGGTATAGTGGTGTGGATGGTATGAGCGGTTATTCAGGCTACAGCGGGGAAAGCGGGTACTCAGGGTATTCTGGTTATAGCGGGTATTCTGGAGAGATAGGTATTAGTGGCTACTCTGGATATAGTGGTTATTCTGGGGAGTCAGGTTATAGTGGGTACTCTGGGTATAAGGGAGATTTTGGCGGTAATAGTTTCTTATATACCTTTTCAACTAATACTTCAGGTAGTGATCCAGGTTCAGGGTATTTAAAATTTAATAATATTTTACAAACTAGTACTACTATTGTTTATATAAACAATTATGATTATTACAGTACGAATCTTTTTACTTGGTTACAAACGTTTATACAGTCTACAAGCCCTAAACGAGGCACTATTAGAATAACTAAACTTTCAGACTCTAACACATTTTTTGACTTTTTTATTTTTAGTAGTACAGATAATTCTACATATCAAACTATTGATCTAGAATATATTATTAGCAATAATGCTTTGTCAGATAATGACCAAGTAATTATTTCTTTTTCACGTACAGGAGATTCTGGCTATAGTGGTTATTCCGGCTATAGCGGTATATCAGGTTATTCTGGCTACAGTGGTATAAGTGGCTATTCTGGTTATTCTGGAGCGAGTGGTTACTCAGGTTATTCTGGAGAGCTTGGTTATTCAGGTTACTCTGGCTATAGCGGGGAAAGCGGTTATTCAGGATATTCAGGCTATAGCGGTCAGTCAGGGTATTCAGGCTATTCCGGAGAATCCGGCTTTTCCGGGTATAGTGGCTATAGCGGTCTCAGCGGTTATAGCGGTTATTCTGGCGCCAGTGGTTATTCAGGCTATAGTGGGTATTCTGGAGAGTCAGGCTATAGCGGTTACTCAGGTATATCAGGCTATTCAGGCTATTCTGGATACTCAGGTATTTCAGGTTTTTCCGGATATAGTGGCTATAGCGGTCTTAGTGGCTATAGCGGGTATAGCGGTTATTCAGGTCTATCTGGCTATAGCGGTTATAGCGGTTACTCTGGCGCCAGTGGTTATTCAGGTTATAGCGGGTATTCTGGTACAAGTGGTTTTTCAGGTTATAGCGGTTACTCTGGAGAGTCCGGTTATAGTGGTTACAGTGGTATAAGCGGTTTTAGTGGTTACAGCGGCTATTCAGGCTTGTCTGGCTTTAGCGGGTACAGTGGTTATTCAGGCTTGTCTGGCTTTAGTGGTTACAGTGGGTACTCTGGAGAAGTAGGTATAAGCGGTTATAGTGGTTATTCTGGAGAGTCAGGCTATTCTGGATACTCAGGTATTAGCGGGTTTTCAGGTTATTCTGGTTACAGTGGAGAAAGCGGCTTTTCAGGCTATTCTGGTTATTCTGGCACAAGTGGGTATTCCGGTTATAGCGGCTACAGCGGTTATTCAGGAGAAGTAGGTATAAGCGGTTATAGTGGTTACAGTGGGTATTCTGGTATAAGCGGGTTCTCAGGTTATTCTGGTTACAGCGGGGAAAGCGGGTACTCAGGCTATTCTGGTTTATCAGGCTATAGCGGGTATAGCGGTTATAGTGGTGCATCCGGCTACAGTGGCTACTCAGGCGCTTCAGGGTATTCAGGTTATAGCGGGTATAGCGGGGAGTCTGGCTATAGTGGGTATTCTGGTATAAGTGGTTTTTCAGGCTACTCTGGCTATAGCGGAGAAAGTGGCTATTCAGGTTATTCTGGACAATCTGGTTACAGCGGTTATTCTGGGCAATCAGGTTATAGTGGCTACTCTGGTGTAGGGACATCAGGCTATAGTGGTTACTCTGGAGAGTCCGGTTATAGTGGGTATAGCGGCCAGTCCGGTTATAGTGGTTATTCTGGAGAATCAGGTTACAGCGGCTATAGTGGTCAGTCCGGTTATAGCGGGTACTCAGGTATAAGTGGCTTCAGTGGATATAGTGGTTACAGCGGTGCATCGGGCTATTCAGGCTATTCTGGTATTAGCGGGTTTTCAGGCTATAGTGGTTACTCAGGAGAATCGGGGTATAGCGGCTATTCAGGGGAATCAGGCTATAGCGGCTACAGTGGGCAATCAGGATACAGCGGTTATAGCGGCCGGTCTGGTTATAGCGGTTATAGTGGTGAATCTGGCTACAGTGGGTACTCAGGCTTAAGCGGTTATTCCGGCTATAGCGGGGTAAGCGGTTACTCTGGTTATAGTGGTACGAGTGGTTTTTCTGGCGCGCCGGCAGTAGGCTTAACATTCTACTATACAAGTAGCGCATCTGATGTACCGTCGCATTATGTGCTTGACGATGCTCCAGACGGTGACCCGGAAACATATGCTACAGTTACTTTAGGTTTATCTACTGCGCCGCTTTTCGACGCAATTACCCCTGCTGGTCAGCCTAATACGGATCAATTACCTCCAGGTACTTGGCTGTTCAGCACATATTATTATGTAAGCAGTGCAAACGATTTAAACTTTATTTATAGTGTTTACAAATATGATGGTAGCACTCAAACATTTTTATTTAGTGCTGTTGGAGACCCTCTTACTAATACGGACATTAACAACCCGTTATTACAAGTTACATCATACACATTAGCTAATGCTATAGTTCTTTCTCTAACGGATCGTATAATGGTTGAAGTTGATGTAAGAAATACATCTTCTAATAGTAGAACAGTGCGCATGTACTATGAAGGCACTCAGCACTATAGTTATATTTCTACAGGTATATATAGAGGAGCAGTAGGTATTTCCGGGTTCTCTGGTTATAGTGGTCAAGGTTCATCTGGCTATTCTGGCTATCAAGGCACAAGTGGTTACTCAGGTTATAGCGGGCAATCTGGCTATAGTGGTTACTCTGGTATAAGTGGCTACTCTGGTTATTCTGGGGAAAGCGGGTACTCAGGCTATTCTGGTTTATCAGGCTATAGTGGGTATAGTGGCCGGTCTGGTTATAGTGGCTATAGCGGTCAATCTGGTTATTCAGGTTATTCCGGTTATAGTGGAGAGTCTGGCTACTCTGGCTACTCTGGTATAAGTGGCTACTCCGGATACAGCGGTATTAGTGGCTTCTCTGGCTACTCAGGCTATTCCGGTATAAGTGGTTACTCGGGGTATTCTGGAACGAGTGGCTACTCTGGTTATTCTGGTACAAGTGGTTATTCCGGTTATAGCGGGCTATCAGGCTTTTCAGGCTATAGTGGCTATAGTGGTATAAGCGGATTCTCAGGTTATAGTGGTTACTCTGGTTTAAGCGGTTACTCCGGTTATAGTGGCCAATCTGGTTATAGCGGTTATTCTGGCATAAGTGGCTATTCTGGCTATTCAGGTTTAAGCGGCTATTCCGGTTACAGTGGTATTAGTGGCTTCTCTGGTTACTCAGGCTACTCAGGTATAAGCGGGTTTAGCGGTTATTCAGGATACAGCGGGCAATCTGGTTACTCAGGCTACTCCGGTATAAGTGGCTACTCTGGCTATAGTGGTATTAGTGGTTTTTCGGGTTATAGTGGTTATTCCGGAGCAGTAGGTACTTCAGGGTATAGCGGTTACTCTGGTTATTCAGGGGTAAGCGGCTTCTCCGGTTATTCAGGCTATTCCGGCTATTCAGGTATTTCTGGTTTTAGTGGCTATTCAGGTTACAGCGGTACAAGCGGTTTTAGTGGTTACTCAGGCTATTCTGGTACCTCAGGCTATTCTGGCTATAGCGGAATAAGCGGCTTTAGCGGTTACAGTGGCTATAGTGGTACAAGCGGCTTTAGCGGGTATTCAGGCTATTCCGGTATAAGCGGTTTTAGTGGTTATTCAGGCTACTCCGGTACAAGCGGTTTTAGCGGCTATTCAGGTTATTCCGGTCTTTCAGGCTATTCTGGGTATAGTGGAGCAAGTGGTATTTCAGGCTATTCTGGTTATAGTGGGGCTAGCGGGGTTAGCGGGTATTCAGGCTACAGCGGTATAAGTGGTTTTAGCGGTTACTCTGGCTACAGCGGTATAAGTGGTTTTAGCGGGTATAGTGGGTATTCAGGTATAAGCGGTTTTAGCGGTTATTCTGGTTACAGTGGCATAAGTGGCTTCTCCGGTTATTCCGGTTATAGTGGAGTAAGCGGTTATTCAGGCTATAGCGGGGTATCGGGCTATTCAGGCTATTCCGGTATAAGCGGCTTTAGCGGTTATTCTGGCTATAGCGGCAGAAGTGGCTATTCTGGTTACAGTGGCTATTCTGGCGTAAGCGGTTACTCAGGCTATTCGGGTTATAGCGGGGTATCAGGTTATTCAGGTTACTCTGGTATATCAGGTTTTTCAGGCTACAGCGGCTACTCAGGTGTATCTGGCTTTAGTGGCTACTCTGGTTATTCCGGTGCAAGTGGCTTCTCTGGTATTAGCGGTTACAGTGGATATCAAGGTATATTTGGCGGAGATAGTCAACCATACACATTCTCAACAACAGTTACTGATTCTGATCCAGGCGCTGGGTTTTTACGGTTTAATAATTTAACTCAAACAAGTACTACTCAAATTTACGTCAGTAACACTAATGGAGATAGTGCCTCAACAGCAAGTTGGTTAGCTGCATTAGATGATTCTACTAATACCGTAAAAGGCACTCTAAGAGTATTTAACAGAGTTTCGAGTGCGACATATTTAACTTTCCAGATTAACAGTATTGTTGCTGCAACGGGCTACTATAAGGTTAATGTAACATACGTAGAAGGTAATAATACTTTAAGCAACAATGGTAGTATTGTTATTTCCTTTACACGTGCAGGAGATGCTGGCAGTGGTGGTACGAGTGGTTACTCTGGCTATAGCGGTATAAGTGGGTTTTCAGGTTACTCTGGTTATTCAGGGATAAGTGGCTACTCTGGTTATAGCGGTATCGGTACTTCAGGTTACTCCGGTTATAGTGGTTCAAGTAGCGCATCTGCACCTGCAAGCGCAAGAGCTCTTGGTACAGTATATGGTTATACAGCTTCTGCAACTAATACTAACGTTTCACTAGGATGGAACAGTCTAAACAGTGTTAGTAACACTGATGTAAGAAATACTGCAGTAGGGTATAATGCTCTTTCAACAGTTAATACCGGTACTAATAATATCGGGATCGGTTATCAAGCAGGTAATTCTATAAGCACCGGTACTGGTAATATAGGTATAGGTACAAACGCTCTCTTTAATACTACTACTTCTACTAATAACATTGCTGTAGGTTTTGGAGCATTAAGTGCAGTTGCTCCAGGCAATGAAAACGTAGTAATTGGTAATTTTAATGGTAATGCCGGAGGTCTTAATCTTACAAGCTCTAGTCGTAATATAGTAATTTCTGATGGAGCTGGTAACGTAAGATTCTACGCTACAAGCGGTGGTTTTGTTGGTATTAATACTGTTACCCCGAGTTACTCTCTAGAAGTAAGCGGGTCATTTGCAGCTACTACTAAGAGCTTTGTTATTAAGCACCCAACAAAGCCTTACAAGAAACTTGAATACGGTGTAGCAGAAGGACCTGAGCATTCAGTATTCATAAGAGGTATAACTAAAGAAAGTATAATTCCTTTACCTGAATATTGGCCTCAACTAGTAGATGAAAGTACTGTAACAGTACAGCTTACACCAATTGGGCATTTCCAAAAATTAATTGTAGATAGAATTACCCCTACGGAAGTGTATATTAAAAACGAAAATATTTTTAATAAAGATATAAATAGTTATTTCTTTATACAGGCTGAACGTAAAGACATACCTAAATTAAAAGTGGAGTATTAACATGGCTACGTTTTATACGCCACGCATAGTAACTAATGGTTTAGTACTTTGCCTCGATGCGGGTAACTCTAAAAGCTATCCCGGTACAGGTACTACTTGGACTGATTTAAGTAGAAATGGGTATAATGGTACTTTAACCGGCGGACCAACATATAGTAACGCTAGTAGAGGAAGTATTGTTTTCAACGGAACAAACCAATATTCAGTCTCTGGAAGTTTATCAGGGTCTTTTGCCTCATTTACTGTAATTGTATGGTTTTATCCTACTTCAATTAAGAATTATGCAAATGTTTTAGACTGTAATTATGCTTATAATGCAACTACAGGAAATATAGGCCCGAGATTAGAATTAAACGCCCTCGGCGAGCTTGGGTGGGACTATTCAAACATAACCAACAATAATAATTCTTTTTATGGACATGCTGTGGTTGCAAGTGGCCTTGCAGCAAATACTTGGCATTGTGCTGCAATTACTTACGTTCCAAATAGTTCAACTACTTATTATAATGGAATGCCAACTGGCATATCTAGAGGTTCGGCTGGAAGTCCAACGGGATTTATTGGAACAATGAATAATTTAAATATTGGAAGAGGTTTTAGCCTCGTCGTTACTTCAGAAAGATATTTTGCCGGCAGTGTTTCTTTAATTCAAATATACAACCGTGCTTTATCTGAATCTGAAATACTCCAAAACTTTAACGCAACAAAAGGAAGATACAACCTATGAGTTATTTTAACAGTCCAAAAATAGCTACTAATGGTTTAATACTTTGCGTAGATTCGGGTAATACTAAAAGCTACCCAGGTACTGGAGCTACATGGACTGATATAAGTAGAAATAGTAACACTGTAACTCTAACAAATACCCCAACATTTAGCACTGCAAATAACGGTATATTAACTTTTAGCCGTACGGGAGTTCAATACGGTGAAACATCAACAAGTCTAGCTAATACCCCTAACTGGACTGCTGAAGCTTGGGTAAAATTTACTACAGTACCATCAGCTAATTCTACCGTATCTGCTTTAGTAACTAATATATATAATGCAGTTACTTTTAATTTAAATTTTGCTCTCACGACATCTGTAGATGGTGTTACTTTTCCAGGTATTTATGCAGCTTTTTTTAATGGTAATTGGAGACACACGTCCCCGCATGTGCCTTCAGCTGGAGTATGGTATCAATATTGTGGTACCTATGACGGTGCATCAATAAAACTATATGTTAATGGTACTCTTTTTTCTTCTACTGCTTATGTAGGTACTGCCGCATCTGGAGGGGCAATACGTATAGCTCGTAGATGGGACTCCACGCTCACCGCGAATAATATGATTGATGGCGCTATACCTATAGTCCGAGTATATAATAGAGCATTAGCCGCGACAGAAGTACTTCAAAATTTTAATGCAAATAAAGGAAGGTATAATTTATGAGTGTAGCCGGTGGTCCAGATATTATTACAGATGGTTTAGTAGTTTGCTTAGATGCAGGTAATACTAAAAGTTACCCTGGTACAGGTACAGTGTGGACTGATTTAACAAAACGAGGGAACAATGGGGACATTAAATCAGGAGTAACATTTGCAAATGGCTCTTTGAATTTTACGTTGGATTCTGCAAATGAGTATATAGATATTGCTCACAGTTCGGATTTAAACTATTCATATTTAAACTGGGCATATTCTCTTTGGATGAAAATAAATTTTGATGATAATGGTACTTGGACGCAGTTATTCCTAAAAGGAAACGATAATGGAAACAGAAGACCAGGTATATGGTTTTATGCTGGCGCGACTAGTAGATTTCATTGCACTTGGAACAACGTGGGAGGTTCTCAACAACATATGGATACAACCGATCCAATAACAACGCCAATAGGAGTTTGGGCAAATTGGGTATTTCAATCAAGAAATGGTACGATGATGGTATACAAAAATACTGTACGTGATAGTGTTACATTGGCCTTAGCCGACAGAACGGTCAACAGCGAACCATTGCATATTGGAGGATATAACTATAGAAGTCCAGGAATAGACTTATCATCCTTTATGGTATATAACAAATCATTGTCAGACCAAGAAATACTCCAAAACTTTAACGCATTAAGAGGAAGATACGGCTTATAGCTTTTAATAAATAATAACAGATGCCAGACCTGATCATAACACCTAATCGCAACACAACAACCAATCCGAGTATCCGGTTTGTAGGCTTATCAGCTGGGTTAAGCGCGTTAAATCCTTCTGCGTCATCTATAACCTTACAGGTACTACCTGAAGGTCAAGTAGCATTTATAGGTTCAGCTGGTTCCTTATTTAGTATAACAGATGCTCTTACTGGTGTTGTTATGTCTGTTGGGGATATTACTGGTTTACCTATATTAGAAGTAAACAGTAATGACAGTGTTGTAATGGGTACGTATGGTACTAATGCTTTAGTAGTATCCGGTACTAAAGTCGGTATAGGCACTAGTAGTCCAAATGAAGCTTTAACTGTTGTTGGTAATATTTCTGCTACTGGAACAATATACGCAAGCGGTGGAGCAGGTACTTCAGGCTATAGCGGGTATAGCGGAAGAAGTGGTTATAGTGGTTATTCTGGTATAGGTACATCTGGTTATTCTGGATATTCAGGGTATTCAGGCATAAGTGGTTATTCCGGTTATTCCGGTATAAGTGGCTTTAGTGGGTATAGCGGATATTCAGGTATAAGCGGGTTTTCAGGCTACTCTGGGTATTCAGGCATAAGCGGTTTTAGTGGTTATTCAGGGTACAGCGGTATAGGTACGTCTGGCTTTAGTGGCTTTAGTGGTTTTAGTGGTGCCGCCGGCGGTGGTGGTGGCGTTTCAGGCCCTAATGTAAGTGCGATAAGTTTAGGTAGTGTTACCGGAACAACAAATATAAATTATAGCACAGCAAATTATTTCTCAGCAACCGCAACCGGTAACGTAACGTGGACTATTAGTAACTCTCCTTCAGCTGGATATGCTGGCGGATTTATATTAGAATTAACTAATGGCGGTTCCTATACTATGATCTGGCCTACAACTACAAGATGGCCTGGTGGAGTTGCTTCGACATTAACTACTTCTGGTACGGATATAATAGTATTCTCTACTAATGATAATGGTGCTGATTGGAGAGCTTTATTATCTATGGCCGATAGTAAATAATCTATAGCACCATGGCAAATTTTGCTTACGTAGAAGACAATATAGTTAAAGAAACATGCGACATTTTACCAACTAATTGGAGAAATATTAGTAATCTACCTAATTTGTTAAATTATCCGGCTGAGCTAGATGCTTTAGGGTGGAAGACAGTAATAAAAAATCCGTATTATTTTAATCCGGCTACGCAAAAAATAGTTGATTACAGTTATACCGTAATTGATGGAGTAGTCTATGAAGAGCCAGTTATAGAAAATCTACCTACTCCTGAACCAAGTCCTGGTGGTGGAGGTGGTGGAGCGGCCCCTTTAACACCAGAAGTACTAGAATATGAAAATAAACAATTCCAATGGTCTGTAATAAGAGGTATTAGAGATCAGTTTATGAAAGATTTTGAATGGAGGTATAATAGATATTATAGACATGAAAGATTATCTTTACCTCAACCTGATACTATAGAAGCGTTAGATGCGCATATGTCTGCTCTTGCAGATATAACTCTACAAGAAGACCCATTTAATATAGTCTGGCCAGTATACGTACAACCCGAACCAACAACCACAACTAGTACTACTACAAGTACTACCACTACTACTGAAGCACCGGTAATATGAATCTAGTAAGATGGCTAATGGCTTCTCCGCTCAAAGGTGCATCTAAACTGTACCTTGGAGGAGATAATGTATACGGACAAATAGGGGACGGTACTTTTGTATATAAAAGCTCTCCAGTTTTAGTCGGTACAAGCTATTGGTCAGCAGTTGCAGAAGGTACAAGCCATGTTGTTGCAATACGTTCTGACGGCGCTCTGTTTGCTTGGGGTAGTAACGACTTCGGCCAAGTAGGAAATAATCTTGCTTTTAGATTTGTTTCTTCTCCTGTACAGATTGGTACAAGTAGTTGGGTTTCGGTTGCCGCTAGTAACTCAAATTCTTATGCAATACGTAAAGACGGTGGTCTATTTGCCTGGGGAGATAATACAGCCGGTCAAATTGGTAATAATACTACTATAAATGGTACTATTGCTGGTTATTCATATACTTCGGTAGGTGCTGGCTATTTTACAAGATTTGCATTACGTAATAATGGCGCCCCGGTTATTTTAGGCCCGTATACAAACTCAATAGCCAATAATACATCGGTATATAGTAATTTATGGCCTAAGACTATTAAAATTCCGGCTCAATATAGTGATGAAAATTATAATCAGTTTTATGTTAATAGCGCGCAAAGCATTTATCAAGAAGTAGCAGCGAATGATACTTACAGTTATGAAAGAAATACGGCTTATATAAGATCTGACGGTGCTCTTTTTTTAAGAGGGAGAAACTCGTATGGAGAGTTAGGTACCAATAGTACTATTGATAATTTTTCTTACGCTCAAATAGGTACAAGTAGTTGGACTCAAGTTTGTATTGAAGGGGCAAACGGAGCTGCAATACGGTCAGATGGAGCTTTATTTACATGGGGTGTTAATTCATACGGAGCATTAGGACAAAGCTTATACCCCGGGGATAATCACTGTTCATCTCCAGTGCAAGTAGGCACTAGTAGCTGGAGCCAAGTAGCTTTAAAAAGATCTTTATATAATGCCTCTATGTTCGGCGCTGCCATACGATCTGATGGCGCTTTATTTGCTTGGGGAGATAGTGATATTCTTTATACAGGTGGAGCTTTTGGTAATAATGGTGCTACATCTAATTTAAATATTTCGTGGTCTCAAGTCGGCAGAGGGTATCATCTTAACGCTCTAATTAGTGTAGATAATAAATTATATACAGGGTACGGTGGTTACACCGGAGACGGTTTTACCGGAGTTGATCCTAACGCTTTAGGTGGACCACGGTTTTTACAAAAAATTGGAGACCAAAGCTGGACTCAAGTGGCTACAGGAGACTACGCAAGACTTGCAATACGTTCAGATGGAGCTTTATTTGGTTGGGGGGATAACTTTTCCGGTGGAATACCACCTACAGTAGGCACTAGCCCTGGAATGTATTTATCTCCAGTACAAATAGGCACGAGTAGTTGGACTCAAGTCTATTTAAGTGTAAGTACCTCAATTGCAGCTGCAATACGCTCTGATGGTAGACTATTTACTTGGGGAACAGGTACTGCAGGTCAACTTGGCAACAATTCTACTACGGCTCAATATTCCCCGGTACAAATTGGTACAAGTAGTTGGTCGCAAATTAATTTAAATCCGGGTCATATTTTAGCCTTACGTACTGATGGCGCGTTATTTACTTGGGGAGTAAATACCTCTGGAGAACTTGGCGACGGAACCACTCTGAATAGGTCATCCCCGGTACAGATTGGCACGAGTAGTTGGTCTCAGTTAAAATCTGGAAATGGTAATCAAGTTAGTTTTGCAGTGCGTACTGATGGAGCGCTTTTTGCTTGGGGTCTTAACAGTACCGGGCAATTAGGAGACGGTACTACAGTAAGTAAGTCTTCACCGGTACAAATTGGTACAAGTAGCTGGACATTGGTGTATGGCGCAACGCAGACTGTAACTAATATAGTTTTAACTTTAGCAATACGCTCGGATGGAGGGTTATTTGCATGGGGTAGTAACACTACCGGGGTACTTGGAGATGGTACCACTACGAATAAATCTTCCCCGGTACAAATCGGAACTAGTAGTTGGACACAAGTTATATCTTCTAGAACTACTACTATTGCTTTGCGTACTGATGGAGCTCTTTTTACATGGGGCCAAGCCTCAACCGGTGGTATTGGAGATAATACTACAGTAAACAAATCATCTCCGGTACAAATTGGTACAAGTAGCTGGATTCAAGTTTATGCTACTCCAGGTCTTTTGACTTTTTCTGCTTTGCGTAGTGACCGTCTTTTATTTTATTGGGGAGGTCTTAATGTAGATAATACTGGGCCTCGAAATCTTTCCTCTCCGGTACAGATTCAGACTAGTGCATTTTCATCTCCGGTTCAAATAGGTACAAGTAGCTGGTCCCAAATCGTTTTAGGGCCTTATAATGCTATAGCAATAAGAAACGATAAAAGTTTATTTGTTTGGGGCGGTAATAGTGCAGGCCAAATAGGCGACGGTACTACTGTAGATAAATCCTCCCCGGTACAAATTGGTACAAGTAGTTGGACTAAGGTATTCTCTCTTCCAACTTATACCTCCGCAGCAATTCGTTTAGATGGTGCACTGTTTGCATGGGGTGATGGCGGTGTAGGGCAATTAGCACAAAATAGTACTATTTATAGATCGTCTCCGGTTCAGGTCGGTACAAGTAGTTGGACTGCTATTGCTTCAGAAGACTCTACTGCTAATGTAATAGCTATTAGAGGGGATGGAGCTTTATTCGCTTGGGGCGGCGGCGCATTAATCTCCCCTCTTGACTCTGTAGGGGATGGAACGACTTTATCTCGTTCATCTCCGGTACAAATAGGCTTCAATACTTTTGTACAATCCCCGGTGCAAATTGGTACAAGTAGTTGGACAGCTGTAACAGCCGGAAAAAGCTATGCATCTGCTATACGTACCGATGGTGGGTTATTTGCATGGGGTCTTAATAATACCTATCAATTAGGAGATGGTACTACTATTAATCGGTCTTCCCCAGTACAAATCGGTACTAGTAGCTGGGCTCTTGTTAATGCCGGGGAGAGAACTACTGTAGGTATTACGAGTAATCGCAGCCTATTTGGATGGGGTAACAACGAAAACTTTGCAACAGGCGTCTCGGATTTCGTTAGTCCAGTTTCTGTAGGACCAGGTTGGAATAGTACTGCTATAGTATCTCGTAATGGTAGATTATATGCATGGGGATATAATGTGGCTGGAACAATAGGAGATGGTACTACTGTAAACAAGAGCTGGCCGGTACAAATTGGTACAAGTAGTTGGAGTCAAGTTCATGGCGGTGCATCTCATACAGCAGCTATCAATAGTATCGGTCAACTTTATGCCTGGGGTCTGAATACTAGCGGTCAGCTTGGAGACAATACTTCAATAAATAGATCGTCCCCGGTACTAATTAGTACCAGTAGCTGGACACAGGTTAGATTAGGTTTATCCCATACTATGGCATTACGTACAGACGGTGCCTTATTTGCCTGGGGTAGTAACTCTAATGCCCAATTAGGATTAAATATAAATTCTTTTACTGCTAATTTCTCTTCTCCTGTGCAAGTCGGCACGAGTAGCTGGATTCAAATTGGTACTAATAATCTTACAACCCATGCAATTAGATCTGATGGTGGTTTATTTGGCTGGGGAGATAACTCTGTCGGGCAAATAGGTAATAACACAGTTAACGTGGATGGCACTTTATCTTGGACCCAAGTTGCGAACGGTTTTGCAAGTGCTACCCAGTTCCGTACTTTTGGTATACGTTCGGATGGAGCATTATTAGCTTGGGGCGCTGGTAATAATTACGGTGAATTAGGTATAGGTGTATTCGGTTTTCGTTCATCCCCGGTACAACTTGGTACAAGTAGCTGGTCTCAGGTTGCAGCCGGGCAGTTTCATGCTTTAGCAATACGAACAGATGGTGCGTTATTTGCTTGGGGTCGTAACGATAATGGTGGCGCTCTTGGAGATAATACTATTATATCTAAATCTTCTCCAGTGCAGATCGGTACAAGTAGCTGGAGTAAAGTAGGGGCAGGCGCGGATCATAGCGTTGCTATACGTTCAGACGGTGCTCTGTTTGCTTGGGGTTATAATGTATATGGTGCTGCAGGAGATAATAGTACTTTAAATAGATCCTCTCCAGTTCAACTTGGCTCAAGTAGTTGGACAGTTGTTGCAGCTGGTAATAATAATGCCGCAGCAATACGTTCTGATGGTAGACTGTTTACCTGGGGTAAAGGAGATTATGGAGTACTCGGAGAAAGTGTATACCCTTATTTAAATAGATCTTCCCCGGTACAAGTTGGTACAAGTAGCTGGACTCAAGTTGGCCAGGGTTTTGCGCATACTATAGCAATACGGTCGGATGGAGGGCTATTTGCTTGGGGATCCAATCTTTATGGTGAGCTTGGACAAAATAGTATTAATATTACTAATGCTGCTCAATCTTGGTCTTCCCTCGGTACATATTCAAATACTTGGCATGGTGCAGACATAAGAACTGATGGTGCATTATTTATTTTCGGGCCTAATCTTGATGGGCAATTAGGTATAAACAGTACAATTAATACCTATTCCCCGGTACAGGTCGGTACAAGTAGCTGGACTCAAGTTGTATGCGCACAAGGAGCTTCTACATACGCAATACGTTCAGACGGAGCCTTGTTTGCTTGGGGTCTTAATGATTTTGGCGCGCTTGGCGATAACACTACAGTCAAAAAATCTTCACCGGTACAGATTGGTACAAGTAGCTGGATTCAACTTGCTGCAGGGATGGCCATCGCGGCATCGGGTCAAACTTATGGTTACGCGTACACACCTATAGCAATTCGTAAAGATGGCGCTTTATTTGCATGGGGTAGAAATGATCTTTATCAAATTGGAGACGGAACGACAATTAATAGATCGTCTCCTGTATTAATCGGCGGTTCAACTAGTTTTACACAAGTTACATATGGTCTTGGTATTGGAGTAAACTCTCCTACAGGAAGAAGCTATGCGATTCGTTCAGACGGATCCTTGTTTACTTGGGGTGCGTACGGAGACACAGGCCCGGGTAACGGTACCTTCTTTGCAGGAGATAATATTTCTTGGACTCAGATAAGTGCTGGAACAAATCACGTTGCTGCAATAGACTCGAATAGTAAATTATATACTTGGGGAATTAATGCTAACGGTCAGTTAGGTGATAGTACGACCGTTACTAAATCCTCTCCGGTGCAGATCGGTACTAGTAATTGGTCTCAAGTAGTAGCGAGTGATAGGCATACACTCGCAATGCGTAGTGATGGTGCTTTATTTACTTGGGGATTAAATAATTTTGGTCAACTAGGGGCGGGTACTACTGTGTCACGGTCTTCTCCAGTGCAAGTCGGTACAAGTAGCTGGACTCAAATTAGCTCTCGTGCTGATAGTAGTATAGCTATAAGAACTGGTGGTAGTCTATTTACATGGGGATATAATAATGTTGGACAGTTAGGAGACAATACCACTATAAATAAGTCCTCACCCGTACAAATAGGTACAAGTAGTTGGACTCAAGTAGCTATTGGTACTAGTATAACCGGGGCTATAAGATCTGATGGCGGGTTATTTACCTGGGGGTATAACAATTTTGGTAGTATTGGAGATAATACTATTATAAACAGATCATCCCCAGTACAAATCGGCACAAGTAGCTGGACGCAAGTTTCAATGCTCAGCTATACCGCTGCAATCCGCTCAGATGGAAGGTTGTTTACCTGGGGGCCTAATATTGCATTTTCAGGCATTCTCGGGGATGGTACTTTTCAGCCTCGTTCTTCCCCGGTACAGGTAGGTACAAGTAGTTGGTCTCAGGTACGAGCTGGTAGAAATAGTTTTGCAATACGATCTGATGGTGCCCTGTTTGGCTGGGGACTTAATCAAACTAGTAATATTGACCCTGGAGGTTTAGGTATTAACAATATTAGTTATAATGACTATAGACAATCTTGGACGCAAATTAAGGGCGGCGGTAGCAATGGCTTTGGCACTGGACAGATTTTAGCCCTGAGAAATGATGGTGGTCTGTTCTTTTTAGGGAACAGCTCTTCCGGGAGTGGTGGTATACCTGAATTCGCAGGTTTTAGTAGTATAATATACCCTTTACAAATAGGTACAAGTAGCTGGACCCAGATAGACGCATGTCCAAATAATAGCGCCGCTATAAGATCTGACGGTGCCTTATTTACTTGGGGAGCTAATAATTCCGGTCAGTTAGGTGATAACACTACAATAAATAAATCTTCCCCGGTACAAATTGGTACAAGCAGCTGGATACAGGTTGCGCTTACTTCATCTACTTTTAATAATACATACGCGGCCATTAGATCTGACGGTGCTTTATTTACTTGGGGTCACGGTGTTGCAGGCGCTTTAGGATCAAATGCTACCGTGTCTCGGTCTTCACCAGTGCAGGTAGGTACAAGTAGCTGGATACAGGTAGCAGGGTATAGAACAGGTAACTCTCTTCCTGCTTTTTCTGCTATAAGGTCTGACGGTGCTTTATTTACTTGGGGGGTTAATCAGGACGGTCAGTTAGGAGATGGCACTACAATACAGAGATCTTCTCCGGTACAAATTGGCACAAGTAGCTGGACGATTGTCAGTGGTAACGCCGCTATAAGATCTGACGGCGCCTTATTTACCTGGGGAGCTAACTCTAATGGTCAGTTAGGAGATGGTACTACAGTAGCTAAATCGTCACCGGTACAAATTGGTACAAGTAGCTGGACGTTTATATCCACTATGGGTAGCTTAGCTAATTTTGCTATACGGGTAGATGGTGCTTTATTTGGTTGGGGCCTCAATTCAATATCAAGTAGCATTACTTATAATGTAGGTAATGCTTCAAGATACAACACTAGCTCTCCTGTACAAATTGGCATTGGTAGTAGTTGGTCGTTTGTACATAATTACCCGTTATTTGGTTTTGGTTCTATCATAGACCAAGTAGGTGTTGTTGCAATACGTTCCGATAAGACTCTTTATGGGTGGGGACCTGGCGCCGGTCAAACCCTATGGAATGCCACTGTACCGCTTGTTTCTGCAGGTGGCCCTTATCCATATAACGCCGGTATACAATTTCAACCTGGTAATCTTCCTAATACTCCTACTGCAATAGGTTACTACCCATTTTATGCTTCCCCTGTACAAATAGGAACAGATAGCTGGACCTTAATTACTACAGGCGGAAATACTACTGCTTACGGTATAAGAAATTCTAAGATATACCATTGGGGATATAACGGTTATGATGGAGGTGCAGCATTTCCGATCGGTGATGGTACTACAGCCCCGAGATCTTCTCCAGTACAAATCGGTTTAGATAAGGTTTATAGAACTCCTACCCAGATTACTAATATAAGCTGGTCTCAGGTGCATGCAGGTCTTGAAGCTAATTTAGGAGTATCAACTGATAATAAATTATATACTTGGCGTTCTGGTTCTTCAGGAGAACTCGGAAGTTCTAATACATCTGAAGTCGTACTATCTCCAAGAGACTTACATGCCCGTAGTTGGAAATGGGTAGGTAATACCTTAAATGATACCACAGGCGCAATTAGAAATGATGGAGCTTTATTTATGTGGGGTCAAGGTCTTAACGGGCCATTAGGTAATAATACTATCAATTCTACATCTTCTCCTGTACAAGTTGGAACAAGTAGCTGGATAATGGTCGATTCCGACGGTTCTAGAAGTGCTAATGCTATTAGAGACTTTGATTATGCAGTTTTTGGCTGGGGGTGGAATTCTCTAGGGCAAGTGGGAGATAATACTACAATACAGAGATCATCTCCGGTACAAATTGGTACATTAAAAGCTGAAAAAATAACGCATGCCCCAGGCTCTACGTTTGCTATAGAAAAATGGTCTAATGCATTAGTCGCATGGGGCTTTAATGGTAACGGAAACCTAGGAGACGGTACTGTTATTAGTAGATCCTCTCCTGTTTATATAGGAACAAGTAAATGGCGAGACATTAATTCATACCTTGCAACATATGCTATACGAGAAGACGGAGCTTTATTTGCCTGGTCCGGTCAGTATTCTGGCCCGTATGTTTCTGCAGGGTTATACGCGACTGGAAATAATTCTGAGCCAGTCCGTTCTTCTCCGGTTCAAATTGGTACAAGTAGCTGGACTCAAGTTAGTACTAATTTATATAATACTTTAGCGATACGTTCAGACGGTGCATTATTTGGTTGGGGTATGTTTAATGCCGGTCAACTTGGTACTAATGAAAGCTGGAATGATCGTAAAAATTATACTAAATCTTGGGCTCAAGTAGCGTTTGGCTTTAGCCATGCTGTAGGGGTCCGTTCTGATGGGTTACTTTTTACTTGGGGATATGATATAAACGGCTCCGGAGTTTTGGGGGACAATACAATTTCTAGTAAGTATTACTCTCCGCTACAAATCGGTACAAGTAGTTGGACAAAAGTAGGCGCCGGAGAATATCAGTCTTTCGCTATACGTACTGATGGAGCATTATTTGCTTGGGGAAACAATGGATCAGGTGCTCTCGGAGATAATACTGTTATAAACAGATTATCTCCAGTACAGATCGGCACCAGCAGCTGGACCCAGGTCGATGGATCGGCTGGTACAACAGTTGCAATACGTACTGATGGCGGTTTATTTACTTGGGGATCCGGAACTAACGGAGCATTAGGTAGTAATGCAACTACTGCTCGTTCATCTCCGGTACAAGTAGGTACAAGTAGTTGGACTCAAATACGAGGCGGTAATACTACTGTTTTTGCAATAAGAAATGGCGGCAGCTTATTTGCTTGGGGGTATAATCAGCTTGGATGGCTTGGAGATAATACTACTATTAACAAGTCCTCTCCAGTACAAATCGGTACTAGCAGCTGGACATTTATTTCAACAAGACATGCTATTCGGTCCGACGGGGCTTTATTTGCATGGGGGTCTAATAGTTTAGGTCAATTAGGAGATAGTACTACTGTAGATAAATCTTCTCCAGTACAAATCGGTACTAGTAGCTGGACTCAAGTACGGTCCGGTAATACTAGCTACGGGATACGTTCTGACGGTGCATTATTTGCATGGGGCTCCGGTGCAAATTATAATATTGGTGATAATACTACAGTGTCTAAATCTTCTCCGGTACAAATTGGTAGTAGTAGCTGGTCTCAACTTGGCACGTCTTACAGAGATAACAGTAATGAAATAACCGGGGCGGCAATACGTACAGATGGCGGATTATTTACATGGGGCAGAGAAGCCGGTGGGGCTACATTAGGAGATTTAAACTACATACAAATAGGTATAGCTAGATCAGTTTTCGGTAATACCCTTGATATAGGTTACAACTCTTCCCCGGTACAAGTTGGATTGATATCGTGTTATTTTTCTCCAGTACAAATTGGTACAAGTAGCTGGTCGCAAGTCTTAGCAGGAACAGCCGCAGGAGCTGCAATACGTATAGATGGTGCTCTATTTACTTGGGGCAGTAACTACGGGTCACTCGCAGACGGTGGCGGGCAGCTCGGATACAATACTACAATTAATAGTTCCTCTCCAATACAAGTCGGTACAAGTAGCTGGACCCAAGTGCAGGGTTTAAACGATTATGGTGGTTTTGCTGTTGTTCAAACTTTTGCTCGTAGAAGTGATGGCACTCTATGGAGCTGGGGCGCAGGAAATAGAGTACTTGGACTTACTACTACAGCAATAAGTAGATCGTCTCCGGTACAAATCGGCAATAACGGGCCATGGAGTACTGCTAGTAAAACTGCATCTTTAGGGTATGCTAATGCCGCGGCTATTCGTACTGATGGAGCATTATTTACGTGGGGAAATGGCGGCTCTGGTGCTCTAGGAGATAATACTACAGTGTCTAGATCTTCTGCGGTACAAATCGGTACAAGTAGTTGGACACAAGTTATTACAGGGGTAGCCGGTACACAAATATTAAGAAGTGATAATTTAATTTATTGGGCCGGTGGTAATGTGGTAGATGGTAGTACCAATAGTAGTAATGCCGGTTTTTGGCAACCGACATTTTCATTAATTTCAAGAAGCTCTCCGGTCTTATTAGGTTCTCTTTCCTCTACCTCATCTCCAGTACAGATCGGTACAAGTAGCTGGACGCAAATAGCAACAGGTGCACTTTTTAACCATAATCGCGCTATACGTTCAGGTGGTTCTCTATTTGCTTGGGGCCGTAATAACAGCCCAGCTGGTGTAATAGGAGATAGTACTACTACAGATAAATCATCTCCAGTACAAATTGGTACAAGTAGCTGGATACAAGTTAGTAGCGCTCATGAAATACGTTCTGATTATGTATTATTCGGTCAGGGTGAAAACGCGCAAGGTGCAACCGGTGATGGTACTGTAGTTACAAAGAGTTCTCCAGTACAATTAGGTTCTTATCCAGTAGTTAAATCTCCAACACAAATTGGTACCAGTAGTTGGTCACAGGTTTATGCGGGACATACCCATACAGTAGCTTTACGCTCTGACGGTGGTTTATTTACGTGGGGTAATAATGCTCAAGGCCAAATAGGAGATAATACTACAGTAAATAAATCATCTCCGGTACAAATTGGATCAAGTAGTTGGTCTATGCTAACCACCGGCCAGAATAATACATATGGTATTACTAGGGCTAATCTATTATTTGCCTGGGGTACTAATCTCCTCACAGTCGGGGATGGAACTCTTATACCAAGATCCTCTCCAGTACAAATAGGCGCAAATCCTTGGAGAGAAGTATATGCTAAAGCAAATACAACTTTTGCGATACGTAATGATGGTGCAATGCTTGTCTGGGGAATAAACGAACTTAATGCTAGCGGCACTTTTGGAGACGGTACAACTATTAGTAGAAGCTCACCTGTACTAACTGGTAGTTTAATTACAAGCCCAGTACTTGTAGATGGTAACTCATGGAACTTTGCAAGCGCTGGTTATGATAATGGATTAGGGGTAGATATAAACAACAGAGCATATGCTTGGGGGTATAATAGAACTAATACATATAGTTGGACTACTATCAGTGGCGGTAGCCCTATAGCTGCAATACGTTCTGATGGAATGTTATTTGCTTGGGGTTTGAATACTGCCGGGGCTATCGGGGACGGTACTACTGTTAATAAATCATCTCCAGTTCAAATCGGTACAAGTAGTTGGTCTCAGGTTTGTGTTGGGCCAGCAGTTGTACACGCAATAAGATCAGACGGAGCTTTATTCGGCTGGGGTGCCGGTGGCGGGAGTATTGGAGACGGTACTACAGTTGCTAAATCTTCCCCGGTACAAATTGGATCTAGTAGCTGGAGCATGCTTCCAACGTATACAGGTATAGGCGGTACAGCTGCGTTTGCTATAAGAAGCGATAAGGCTTTATTCGGCTGGGGGGCGACTAATACTAGTGGGCAAATAGGAGACAATACTGTAATTAGCAGATCATCTCCGGTACAAATCGGTACAAGCAGCTGGACTCAAGTAACCCACACTGGTAATTCAACAAAAGCTATTCGTTTTGACGGCTCCTTGTTTTGTTGGGGCATTAATACTGCAGGAGAGGTAGGAGATAACACTGTAATTAGCAGATCATCTCCGGTACAAATCGGTACAAGTAGCTGGACTCAAGTAACTGGTTGTCACGCTATACGTTCAGATGGAGCTTTATTTGGTTGGGGTAATAATAGTAATGGTAGTATAGGGGATGGTACGTATATAAATCAATCGTCCCCAATACAGATCGGTACAAGTAGCTGGACCCAAGTTATGAGTTTTATCAAACAAGGCGGCGCGGCAATAAGAGCTGATGGAGCCTTATTTACTTGGGTAGGCCCTCAGGCTCTTCCAGGCACCCCAATTTGGGGTTGGGGTACTAGTAGTGGTAGTGTTTATACGTTCAACGAAAACGGTCAAAGTATTTATAATTTGTCCCCGGTTCAACTAGGTACAGGTTTATCTTGGACTCAAATACATTTAGCAGCTTTTGGTTTTGGTGGTATAATAGCAAGACGTAATGATAATAAAGTCTTTATGATAAATAGTGGCCGGTTAGGGCCGGCAGTACCTATATCCGGGGAAAGCGCGACTCTAGAAAATGCAAATAGAATAGTAGTTGCCGGTAATAATAACAATACGTATTATACTACATTAACTGAATTTCCTAATATAGCTTCTTATCCGTCACCTACTCAAATAGGAATAGGAGGTACTTGGAAAAAAGTATCTGCAGGTGCAGCTCAAAACTATCTAATTAATAATGCCAATGTTTTATATAGTTGGGGATCTAGTTTGAAGAATAACTATGTAATTAATTACGATTACGCTCTATCAGCTATTACTGCTGATATTGATGATGCTGGTGCAAATAAAGACTTTAATGGTGTAAGAGGATATATTAAAAAATAAGTTGTTTTTCTTTTTAAGTCTGTTAAATACAGTTATATGCATGACATTGACTTAATGTTAAAACTTCAGATTGAAGGTAAGAACAAAGAAGCCCGGGCTATTTCAGACAAATTAGAAAAGCTCGGTCCCGATAAAGTGTTAGATATGAACGGTAAAGCCACTCAAGATATATGGTTCCGTCATTGCTTTAATAGAGGGTGGTTTCTTATTCAAGACGGAGATTACCAAGCCGGATGTCGCTTACTAGAACATGGAAGATTTTTGAATGTTTATGGTTCTCCACCTCTTAGAACCGATGCTCCAATTTATAACCCAGAAACACATACTCTAAAGGGTAAGTCTATTATTATTTCCCTTGAAGGCGGGTATGGAGATGAAATTATTCATTCTCGCTTTGCTACTACCTATAAAGAACTAGGCGCAGAAAAGGTATATATTGCAACTGTACCGGAAATGATATCTATTTTCTCTCGTATTAAGGGAGTAGATAAAGTAATTGCAAGAAACCAGACTCACCTTGTACAACACGATTTCTGGATACCTGGTTTTAGTGCTGGTTGGATTGCTGGTCATACTTTTGATAAGTTTCCGAATGATCCTTATCTCACCCCAAGACCTGAAACCGTAGACATCTGGAAGACAATTATAAAGTCAGATAAGATTAAAGTTGGTATACGTTGGGCTGGTAATCCTAAGTTTGAACATCAACAGTTCCGGCGCTTTCCAGAGAACTTTATTACCAACCTAGCAAAGTACCCAGAACTACAGGTTTATAGCTTACAGAGAGACCATAATACTATTCAACTACCGGAAGGCATTACTGATTTACAGCATCTTCTTATTTCGTGGGAAGATACTATGGGAGCAATTGCTAACTTAGACTTAGTAATTACTTCATGTACAAGTATTGCCCATCTTGCAGGTGCTATGGGTAAAGAGGTATGGGTACTTGTACCGGTACTACCTTACCATACTTGGACTCCGGGTTCTCCGAATAGTGAGAGCAGTCCATACTATAAGACAGTCAGAGTTTTCCGTCAGAAGATCTTTGAAAAGTGGAATGAGCCTTTCCAGAAGATCTATAAAGAGCTAGAAGAAAAATATAAACTTGCTCATATCGATCTACCTAATGAAGATAGAGAAAAGAAGAGAATTAATCTTGGTTGCGGTCTAAAGAAGTTTAAGAACTTCCTTAACGTCGACAAGTATGCAGTAGTAAAACCAGATCAAGTAGTAGATCTTGAGCAGTTTCCTTGGCCTTGGAAAGACAGTGAGTTTGACCACATTGTAGCTAAAGACATTCTAGAGCATCTAGGTACTACTGGAGATGACTTTATTAAAGTCATAAAAGAAATGTATAGAATCAGCGGTAATGGTGCAATCTGGGAAATTGTTGTACCGCACTGGAGATGTGATACCGCTCTAGATGATCCTACTCATAAGAGAGCTATTACTGTAGGTATGTTCCATCTGTTTAATAAGAGAAATCTTATACAGAAAGCACAGAATGGAGATACTGAATCATTACTTGGTTTTGAACATGATATTGATATTGAGGTATGCGATATTCAGTTTGAATATACCGCTCCTTATGAAGCAAGAATGAAGCAGGGTAAGATTACTCAAGAAGAACTAGACTATTCTATTAACCACCTTAATAACGTGGCTCTAGCAACTAGAATACTGATACAAGTACATAAGGCTGGTCGTTATGACCATAAGGACTTGGAAGCTGTAATTGCTGCTAGAGAAGAAGATGCTAAATCTTAATTATTCTTACCAAACTAATGTAGAAAAGGCTTATATTGTTACTATTAAAGGTAACGAGAAGTCAGAAAAGTACTCTCTTCGGTGCCAAGAATCATGCAAAAACGTAGGCATGGAATATGAAGTCTGGGATGCCTTCGATGGCACCGGAGAGGGTATAAAGACTCCAGAAAGGTTTAAAGATGAATCTATTTTTAAGATACTTAAAGTAACAGATCATTATAAAACTAAATCTGAAGTTGCATGTACGTTAAGTCATTTTAGTCTTTGGTTAGAATGTGCTAAGATAGATAAACCAATAGTAGTATTAGAACATGATGCTATTATGGTTAAGAAGTTCGAGCAATTTGAACATTTTAATTCAATAGTTTATCTAGGCTGTATAGAATGGGCTAAACGAGGCTGGCCTATAGGTAAAATACCTTTACATGGATCTGATGGTAACAACTACCATTTTCTATTGCGTACTCATTCGTATGCTGTTGATCCTACTATGGCTAAGAACTTAATTGCACATTGTGTTAAATACGGTATTACCGCTGCTCCGGATTACCTTGTTAGAGCGGATATATTTAATATAACACACCAAGGTCTGTATGCCTATGATGATATGCCAGATCATGAACAGAACACTACTATTACTAATAGAAAAATGTTTGATAATAGTAATAGAAAACGAAATGATGGATTAATTTACTAAGGTATTTTTGCATACCTAATACTGTTAACTAAGTGTAAATATATACAGGTTTAGTATTAAATCTGATATTTTAACTTAATGATTACCAAAGTCTCCAAGTCGATGATCAAGGACCTGATTGAAGCAGGGGCACTTGCTTTTTCCGGGTATTCTGGAGCAAAGGGCGATCCGGGCCCGCAAGGACAATCAGGCTTTTCAGGAGCACAAGGAGCATCAGGACTTTCTGGGTATTCAGGTTATTCCGGATTTTCAGGTTATTCAGGAGGTGGTGCAGTTTTTACTGAAGATATAACAGTTGTTTTAAATGATAATAAAACTTTTGGGCGTTATGTAAACGGAGATGTAATACCAGCAACAGGCAAGACACCTAATCAAGTTATACTATTAGCAACAAATGAACCTTTAGGTCCAATCGTTTCTCTTTCTTCTACAAGTAATATACAGTTTAATCAAACTGCTATTAGTAATCAAATTTTTACCAGCTATACAATCAACCCAAGTTCGTTTCCTGTACCTTCTCTTTCTAGCGGTCTCTTATCATGGAGAAGAAACAATACCGGTAGCTGGACAACTCTTTCAGCTGGTCTTATACCTTCAGCTGTACACATCTTTACTGATACGAATTTTAATTCAGCTCCTTTTAATTATAGATATACTGTTACAGATAGTGCCGGTGGTATAGGTACTGGTTATCTTAATATTACACCAACCCCATATATAGCCCCAACTATTAATATACCAGTAGTAGCCCTTTCAACTCTTTACGTACCTGAAACTAATGCTTTAAGAGAAAAAGGCAATGTCGGATCAATTATTAGTGGTAGTATAACGCGCAACAGCCCATTAGTGTCTCTTACTAATTATACATTACAATACCGCGCATTTACAGGTACCTGGACAGCATGGACGTCTTTAACAGCTGTATCTCTTACAGGTTATGGTGGTACTGCTGCTATAGGTGGCTTTACTCATGATAACCCAGGGTTAAGCGCCTCGACTAGCATAGCTTACAGAGCCCTAGTTACTGATACGTATCAAGACTATATTGGACAGAATGTAATTGCGACAGCGACTATAAACTTTAATAATCTTATATTTTATGGAGCTGCTTCTGCACAGCCGGGTAATTCAGCGACGGTTCGCGCTTTAAGTTCCCGCGGGTTTACGTCTAATTTAAGCAATCCTTTTATTTTAAACACTGGTACTGCTTATAATATATTTGTAGTAGCAATGCCTACGAGCAATACCCTTACTCAAGTTTTAGATTTAGATGCTCTTAATGTAAACATTACATCTAACTATACTTTATCATCTTTTGGGGTAAATGATTATTTAGGAACCCCTGTAAGTTATAAAATTTATACAATGAATAATGCTGTACCTTATTCTTTATCTCATAGACATCAAGTAACACGCTCATAATATGGCACTAACACCTGGACTACAATTACCTTATGGAATACAGCCAGTTAATGCTGTACCGGTCGATGCTTGGTCCGGGCCTTATGAAGGTGCAGATGAAGCTACAGCTAAGGCAGTAGCAAATGCTTCTATACCAGCAGGGGTACGTTTTCAATCTTTAGAAGTACGTCTTTTAATAGCAGGTATCCCATACAAATATTGGTATAAAAACGGTACTTTAGATGTACATTTAGTGCCATTTATTGCCGAAACCACGACTGAAACAAATCGTCTATTTGTCTCAAAAGATGGTAATGATAGTAACTCGGGAGGTTCAATTTCTGATTCCTTACTTACAATTAAAAAAGCAGCTGCAATAGCTGCAGCAAATGCCCCAACACGCTATACAATTTTTGTCTCAACTGGAGATTATACAGAAATAAACCCGATTTATTTACCTCCGACATGTTCAGTTATTGGTGATAACTTAAGAAGAACTACTATACGACCAACCAACCCTTTTTATGATATATTTTGGTGCACAAATAGTGTTTACGTTTGGGGCTTTACTTTTAGAGATCACTTAGAACCATCAGCAGCTGCAGCTTTTCCTAATTTAAGTGCTGCTGCGCTTACCGCCATCGCGTTTAATACTCCTGGCTGCCTGGTTACACCTTTAACTAGTAGACCTTTTATTGTAACTAGTCCATATATACAAGGTTGTAGTTCTATTACCTCTGCTGTTAGTGGCTATAATGCAGGCTGTGGTATTAGAGTAGATGGTTCCTTAGCAGCTGGTTATTTAAGAAGCTTTGTTACTGACTCCTTTACTCAGTTCAATCAAGGTGGTTTAGGTATACATATTATTAAAGATGGTTATGCTCAGCTTGTTAGTACATTTACAATTTGCTGTACTATTGGGGTTTATGCTGAATCTGGTGGAACTTGCTCTATTAATACCTCGAATTGCTCGTTCGGTACATACGGCTTAGTAGCTTCTGGTAAATCTTTATCCCCGGTATTAACAGGCAGACTTGTACAAAATGCTACACCTGGTACAGATATACTTTCAGTAAGCGGTGTAACTCCAAGACCGTTTCCGTTTTATGATCCACCAGTTGTTGAACCGTATCTTGGATTAATTTTAGAAATAGAAAACGATCCTACCAACACTTTATGGACCTTACAAACTGTAGCACCGGTTACTGCGTCTCCGGTTACTGCATATCATTATGAAATCCAATCTCTTACTAATGTACAGCAAACTCTATCTGCTGGTAGTTTAGTACGTTTTTATATACGCAGTACCATTACTTCTAGTTCCCATACAATGGAATATGTAGGTTCTGGTATTCAACTTTCAGCAGCAGTACCGTCTTTAGGCGGTAAATCCAATACTGCTAATGAAGCCGTATCTCTTTCTGGAGGAGCTGTATACGTAACAAGTACAAATGAAAGTGGTAACTTTAGAGTGGGGCCAGAATTTACAATTGTACAGCAAACTGGTGTAATTGAAGGTGAGACATTTAATCGATCAATTCTAGCTTTAGTAACTCCGCTAACATTAGCTCTAGAATAAGTATTAATTTATGGCGCAAACACCACTGAATTTTTTTAGAAGAGTATCCGCTAAACTGGATACCTCTGCTACAGTTTACTATGAAGCTCCGTTCGACCGCGCCGCCATTATTCTTACAGCTTTAGCAAGTAATACAACTACTAGTACTTTAACGGTTTCTTTAGGATTATCTGGTAATAATTATACTGTTACTGGTAAAGAGTACTTTGATATTGTTAAAAACTTTCAGGTTCCAGGTAACGATACAGTCAACTTAACTATTGGTAAGTTAGTTTTAGAAGAATTTGATCAACTACTTGCTTATAGTAGCGCTTCCGGTATAACCATTACATTCTCGGTTCTAGAAGCTCTTAATACGCAATAATGAGTAATTATACTCCACAGTTTTTAAGTGGCCGGGTAAAAACAACACCCCCGTTAAGTTCTGATCCAGGTCGTTATGCGTTTTTAGGGCAAAGCAACGCTGAGCCTAACTTAGGAGCTCCTTCAGGTAATAATGCATATAGATACATTGCTACTTCTGATGTATCCGGTACCCGGTATTGGTCGAGTGAAAATAATATTTTCATAGACAACACTAATACTATACAAGTATCTGGTTTAAGCGCGCAAACATTAGCGTATGCCCTTGAACAATACACTTCTTCTGGGACATATCCGTTAGGAGATACTTCTGTTGCGTTTTTTGATACTCCAGGTAGTACAACTGCTCAATTACCAGACCCGTCTACATATAGTGGTAGATTTTTAACTTTAGTTAATAAAGGCGCAAGTAGTATAGATTTAACTGGTAACCTTAATGGAATGGTTACTACTAAAACTGTTAGTACTAATGCTAGCTTTACTTTAATTAGTGATGGTACGTCTTGGTATGAAATAGGTGGGGGTGTACCGGGTACTAATGGAGCTTCCGGTTATAGCGGGTATTCTGGTTACAGCGGTACAAGCGGGTTCTCTGGTTATTCCGGTTATAGTGGTTATTCCGGAAAAGGAGAATCTGGTTACAGTGGATACTCTGGCTACATGGGAGAATCTGGTTATTCTGGCTACTCCGGTTACTCCGGTTACTCTGGGTTTGATGGAGTTTCAGGTTATAGTGGTTATTCAGGGTATTCTGGAATAAGCGGCTACTCCGGGTATTCAGGTATTGATGGACAGTCTGGTTATTCTGGTTATAGCGGATACTCTGGTACAAGTGGCTACTCCGGGTATAGCGGTCAAGGTAGTTCTGGTTATTCAGGGTACAGCGGCTATTCTGGTATAAGCGGGTTCTCTGGTTACTCAGGTTATTCTGGATTCGGTGGTATTTCGGGTTACTCAGGTTATTCTGGCTATAGCGGTGTAAGTGGTTTTAGTGGCTACTCTGGTTATAGTGGTCAAGGCAGTTCCGGGTATTCGGGCTACAGCGGGTATTCAGGTATAAGCGGTTTTTCTGGGTATTCTGGCTACTCAGGCGTAGGTGGTGTATCAGGCTACTCTGGCTATTCGGGCTATAGTGGGGTAAGCGGGTTTTCAGGTTATTCTGGTTACAGTGGACAAGGTAGTTCTGGTTATTCTGGTTATAGTGGTTACTCTGGCGTGTCAGGCTTCAGTGGCTACTCAGGCTACTCCGGCACCGGTGGTATCTCAGGTTACTCTGGTTATAGCGGGTATAGCGGTATAAGCGGCTTTAGCGGTTACTCGGGTTATAGTGGTCAAGGTAGTTCCGGCTATTCTGGTTATAGTGGCTACTCCGGTATATCTGGTTTTAGTGGTTACTCGGGCTATTCTGGTACGGGTGGTACGTCAGGCTACAGCGGGTATTCTGGCTATAGTGGTATAAGCGGCTTTAGCGGTTATAGTGGTTATTCTGGTACCGGTACATCAGGCTATTCTGGTTATTCAGGCTATAGCGGTATAAGTGGTTTCTCAGGCTACTCCGGCTACAGTGGTAGAAGTGGCTATTCTGGTTATTCTGGAACAGGAGGCACATCAGGCTATTCCGGCTATAGTGGATACTCTGGTATAAGTGGTTTTTCAGGCTATTCCGGCTATAGTGGTATAGGCACCTCAGGCTATTCCGGCTATAGTGGGTACTCTGGTACTACTGGTGGCAGCGGTTATTCTGGCTATAGTGGCTATTCTGGTACAAGTGGCTTTAGCGGTTACTCGGGTTATAGCGGAACAGGTTCTTCTGGGTATTCAGGTTATAGTGGCTATTCGGGCTACTCCGGGGTTTCAGGCTTCAGTGGCTACTCAGGATACTCTGGTACAGGCACTTCTGGTTATTCAGGATATAGCGGTTACAGTGGAGTAAGTGGTTTTAGTGGGTATTCTGGGTATTCCGGTACTGGAGGTATAAGTGGTTATTCCGGCTACAGTGGTTATTCTGGTACAAGCGGGTTTTCAGGCTACTCTGGGTATTCAGGTATAAGTGGTTTTTCTGGGTATAGTGGTTATTCAGGTTATAGCGGAGTAGGTGGTGCAAGTGGTTACTCAGGTTATAGCGGGTACTCTGGTACAATCGGTTTTTCAGGTTACAGTGGTTATAGCGGCTACTCCGGTACTGGTGGTGTAAGTGGTTACTCTGGTTATAGTGGCTACTCTGGTAGAAGCGGGTATTCGGGCTATAGTGGCTACTCTGGTGTAGGCACCTCTGGCTATTCAGGTTATTCCGGGTACAGCGGTACTAGCGGTTTTTCTGGTTATAGCGGGTACTCTGGTACAGGCAGTTCTGGTTATAGTGGTTACTCAGGCTATAGTGGTTACTCAGGTATAAGTGGGTTTTCTGGTTACAGTGGTTATTCAGGTGTAGGTACTTCTGGTTACTCAGGTTATTCTGGTAAAGGAGAATCAGGCTATTCTGGCTATAGCGGTTATTCTGGTACTATTGGTGGTAGTGGGTACTCAGGCTATAGTGGGTATTCTGGGGTAAGTGGTTTTTCAGGTTACTCAGGCTATTCCGGCACATCAGGTTATAGTGGTTATTCTGGAGCTGTTGGTTTTAGTGGGTATTCAGGATACTCTGGAGCTGCAAACGTACTGTCTCCAAGCGATTATTTAACTGTAGGTACTTTAAGTGCTAACTACTCTATCGCTAACGGAGCTGATACATTAATACCATTTGTTGCATATCACGACGCTAAGAGCTGGTGGAATGCTACTACAAAAAGACTTACCCCAACAGTTGCTGGGTATTATAATATTGAAATAAGCGTTTGGTGGGCTACAGGAGCTGTAAACAATAATCAATACAATACCCAAGTAAGAAAGAATAATAATACATTTGCTATATATCAAGATGTTATTAATACGTCGGTAGGCCAGAGTCAGGGTGGTAGTAGGGTAATTTATTTAAACGGTACTACAGACTATATTGACTTTACTGTTTACAGTGGTAACTCAGCTAATGTAGATATACAGCAAGGAGGGACTGCAGATAGTGCCGGTACACATTTTAGTGCATATCTTGTTGCATACGGCCAATCTGGTTTTTCAGGCTATTCTGGTTATTCCGGTAGAAGTGGTTATTCTGGCTATAGTGGTTACTCAGGCATAAGCGGCTTTAGTGGTTATTCTGGCTATAGTGGTTATTCTGGTATAAGTGGTTTTAGCGGCTATTCAGGTTACTCAGGCTATTCCGGGGTAGGTACTTCCGGTTATAGTGGTTATTCAGGTGCAGCTGGTACAGGTGGTACATCAGGATACAGCGGGTACTCTGGTTATAGTGGTATAAGCGGTTTTAGTGGGTATTCAGGATATAGCGGCTATTCTGGTATAGGTACTTCTGGGTATTCAGGCTACAGCGGGTATTCTGGTATAGGTGCTTCAGGTTACAGTGGGTATTCAGGCTATTCCGGTATAAGCGGCTTTAGCGGTTATTCTGGTTATAGTGGGTATTCTGGAGTAAGCGGTTTTAGTGGTTACTCAGGCTATTCAGGAGCAGCTGGTACGGGTGGCACATCAGGCTATAGCGGGTACAGTGGCTATTCTGGCATAAGTGGTTTTTCAGGTTACAGCGGGTATTCAGGCTACTCTGGCATAAGTGGTTTTTCAGGCTACTCCGGTTATTCCGGTGCTACCGGTACAGGCGGTGTATCAGGCTATAGCGGGTATTCCGGGTATAGTGGTATAAGCGGTTTTTCAGGCTATTCTGGCTACTCCGGTATAAGTGGGTTTAGTGGTTATTCAGGTTATAGTGGCTACTCAGGTATAGGTGCTTCAGGATATTCAGGCTATAGCGGGTATTCTGGTATTAGTGGCTTTAGCGGTTATTCTGGCTACTCTGGTTACTCAGGTGTAAGCGGTTTTAGTGGCTACTCAGGCTACTCCGGAGCAACAGGTGGCGGGGGTACTTCTGGCTATAGCGGTTATTCCGGGGCATCTGCAATTGACGGGTCATCAGGTTATAGCGGGTACAGTGGTTACTCAGGTAGAAGCGGATACTCGGGGTATAGCGGCTATTCTGGTGTAGGTACGTCAGGTTATAGTGGTTATTCAGGTATTGGTACATCTGGTTATAGTGGTTATTCTGGTTATTCCGGTGTAAGCGGCTTTAGTGGCTATTCTGGTTATTCTGGGACAGGAGGTACTTCAGGTTACTCCGGTTATTCAGGCTATTCAGGTGTAGGCGGTGTATCAGGCTATTCTGGTTATAGTGGGTATTCAGGCATAAGCGGCTTTAGTGGTTATTCTGGCTATAGCGGCTACTCTGGAGTAGGTACAAGTGGCTATTCTGGCTATAGCGGCTATTCTGGCATAAGCGGCTTTAGTGGTTACTCGGGGTATTCAGGTTATAGCGGCATTAGCGGTTTCTCAGGATATTCAGGTTATTCCGGTGCAACAGGTACAGGTGGTACGTCAGGGTACAGTGGCTACTCTGGCTATTCCGGTATAAGTGGCTTCAGTGGTTATTCTGGCTATAGTGGCTACTCGGGTACTGGCGGCTTAAGCGGGTACTCTGGTTATAGCGGTTATAGTGGAGTAAGCGGCTTTAGTGGGTATTCTGGTTACTCAGGCTATTCAGGTACAGGCGGTGTATCAGGTTATTCTGGTTATAGCGGCTATTCTGGGGTGTCAGGCTTTAGTGGGTATTCAGGTTATAGCGGGTACTCTGGAGTAGGCACTTCCGGATACTCTGGTTATAGCGGTTATTCTGGTACTGGTGGTATCTCAGGCTATTCTGGTTATAGTGGTTACAGCGGTACTAGCGGTTTCTCTGGTTATAGCGGTTATAGTGGTATAGGTACTTCAGGCTATAGCGGTTATTCTGGTTATTCAGGTATAAGCGGTTTCAGTGGCTACTCAGGCTATAGCGGTTACTCCGGTATTGGAACGTCTGGGTATTCTGGTTACTCTGGTATCGGTACGTCTGGCTACAGTGGCTACTCCGGTGTAGGAGGCTCATCAGGTTACAGCGGGTATTCTGGCTATAGCGGAGTAAGCGGGTTCTCAGGCTATTCCGGTTATAGTGGTCAAGGTACTTCAGGTTATTCTGGTTATAGCGGTTATTCTGGTATAAGTGGATTTAGCGGCTACTCCGGTTACAGTGGCTACTCTGGTGTAGGTACGTCAGGTTATTCCGGCTATAGTGGATACAGTGGAACCGGTGGTGTATCGGGCTATAGTGGCTATTCCGGCTATTCAGGAGTAAGCGGGTTCTCAGGCTATTCTGGTTATAGCGGTCAAGGCACATCTGGTTATTCAGGATATAGTGGTTACAGTGGCTATAGCGGAATAAGTGGTTTTTCAGGCTATAGCGGGTACTCAGGCTATTCCGGAACAGGTACTTCAGGCTACAGCGGTTATTCTGGTTATTCAGGTATAAGTGGGTTTAGCGGCTACTCCGGTTACTCAGGGTATAGCGGTACTGGTGGTTTGAGCGGTTATTCAGGCTACAGTGGTTACTCAGGTACAAGTGGCTTCAGTGGTTATTCTGGCTATAGCGGTGTAGGCGGTATTAGTGGGTATTCTGGTTACAGTGGCTATAGCGGAGTGAGTGGGTTCAGCGGGTATTCTGGCTATAGCGGTGTAGGTACGTCAGGCTATTCTGGTTATAGCGGTATAAGTGGTTTTAGTGGGTATTCCGGTTATTCAGGTAGAAGTGGATACTCAGGTTATAGTGGCTACTCTGGCGTAGGTACTTCAGGTTATAGTGGGTATTCTGGTTATAGTGGTACTGGAGGGGTTTCCGGCTACTCAGGGTATTCAGGTTATAGCGGAATAAGTGGGTTTTCTGGTTATAGCGGTTATTCCGGTACAGGTGGCACTTCTGGGTATTCAGGCTATTCAGGTTACTCCGGTATAAGCGGGTTTAGCGGTTACTCTGGCTACTCTGGTACTGGAGGTATAAGTGGATACTCCGGTTATTCTGGTTATTCTGGTATAAGCGGTTTCTCTGGTTACAGTGGCTATAGTGGTACCGGTGGTACATCAGGCTATTCTGGTTATTCAGGTTATAGTGGTATAAGTGGGTTTAGTGGCTACTCAGGGTACTCTGGCACTGGAGGTACAAGTGGCTATTCAGGCTATAGCGGCTATTCTGGTAGAAGTGGCTATAGCGGCTATTCCGGCTATTCTGGCACAGGGGGTATTAGCGGTTACAGTGGATATTCAGGTTATAGTGGTATAAGCGGCTTTAGTGGCTATTCAGGATACTCTGGCACTGGCGGTACATCAGGTTATTCCGGCTACTCGGGTTATAGCGGTATAAGCGGCTTTAGTGGGTATAGTGGTTACAGCGGCACTGGCGGTATAAGCGGCTACAGCGGGTATTCTGGCTATAGTGGTATAAGCGGCTTTAGCGGGTACTCAGGCTATAGTGGTACTGGCGGTATTTCAGGTTACTCTGGTTATAGTGGCTACTCTGGTAGAAGCGGTTACTCTGGCTATAGTGGCTATTCAGGTACCGGTGGTATATCTGGCTATTCTGGGTATAGTGGCTACTCTGGCGTGTCAGGCTTTAGTGGTTACTCTGGCTATTCTGGTACTGGTGGTATTTCAGGCTACTCCGGGTACTCAGGTTATTCTGGAATAAGTGGTTTCAGTGGGTATTCTGGTTACTCAGGCACAGGCGGCATTTCAGGTTATTCCGGTTACAGTGGCTACTCTGGTATAAGTGGCTTCTCCGGTTATAGCGGTTACAGCGGAACCGGCGGCATAAGCGGTTATAGCGGTTACTCTGGTTATTCTGGAATAAGTGGATTTAGTGGTTATAGCGGCTATAGTGGTACTGGTGGTATATCTGGTTATTCTGGCTATAGTGGTTATTCAGGCAGAAGTGGTTATTCAGGCTATTCCGGTTATAGTGGTACTGGCGGTATAAGCGGATACAGCGGTTACTCTGGTTACAGCGGCTATTCAGGTTATAGCGGTACAACAGGCACAACCGGCTCATCAGGATATTCTGGCTATAGCGGCTATTCAGGTACAAGCGGCTTCTCTGGTTATAGCGGCTATTCTGGTGCTACTGGTACGTTTGACGGTACAACAGTTCCTTTCGATCCTATTTTCCTTTTAATGGGTGGTTAATAAATAATTTATAACAATGCCTTCATCATATAAAGTCTTAGGTCAAAGTAATCCTGCTGCTAACACACTTACAACTTTGTACACTGTACCGGCTGCAACTACAGCAGTTATTTCAACTTTAACTGTGTGTAATTTAGCTTCAGCTAATGCAACTTATGGTATAGCAGTACGCCCTACCGGGGAAACTATAGCAAATAAACATTATATAGCCTATTCTACCACAGTGCCAGGTAATGATACAACAATTATTACTATAGGTATGACGGTCTCTGCAACAGATGTTGTTTCAGTTTCTGCAAGCACAGCTAATCTAGTATTTAATGCATTTGGCGCACAAGTAACATAATATGGGTCATTACGCAAATATAGCAAATTTATCTGCAATTACGCTAGATGTAAGCGGTACTACGCTATCTGGGTATCGTGGTGTTGTGATTAATGTTATTAGAGCTGAACAAGATTTTATTGATTCCGGAGCAGTTGGAGACTCCGCTTACTGGATACAGACTTCATATAATAATAATATAAGAAATGAATATGCCGGTATAGGATACTGGTATGACTCTATTAGAGACATATTTTACCCTGCTCAACCATATCCATCATGGATTTTGGTATATAGTGAAAAGTATCAAAAATGGGTCTGGGTAGCCCCAGTGCTCTATCCTAATGATGGTAAAGTTTATTATTGGGATGAACTTACACTTTCCTGGGCTAGCAAAGAAACATAATTTTTTTATTAAAATGTCTTCTAATTTATTATCTAATAAAACATTATCTAATTCGGTAATACCTTTTAGTAATAAAATTGAACTTATAGATATTGTAACTACTTCTAGTAGTATTATTGTTCCTGGCTGGTATTATTCTCTTACGGGTATTCTGGTTTCTGGTGGTGGTGGGGGCGGGATCGGGTACACATCATATAACACCGTAGGTGGTGCCGGCGGCGGCGCCGGAGCTTGCGCCGTCTTGAATTTACCGGCGCGGCCGGGAGATACTCTAACTATAACATTAGGAGCTGGCGGCGCGGGTTCCGGCTACGGCGCGTTTAGTACTGATGGTGGCGCGAGTCAAATTAATATTAACGGAAATTTTTTTTATCTTATTACAGGCGGCGGCGCCGGCGGCTTTCAGACTACTGTCCCGACATATGGAACTAATGGTTCTCAGGGTGGTTTTGGTGGTAATACCGACGGCCCGTTCACGCCGCTCCCGGGCGGGGGTGGCAACCCTAGGTTTACAGCTGGTTACGGTACATATGGTTATAGTTTATTAGCACCTGTAACAAGTGTACTTGTAAGTGGTAGTTCATACGCATCTCATGTTTCATCAGTTTCTACAGTACAAGTAGCAGATAAAAGTTTAGGCAGTAAAGGAGGTGCCTGGAATATAATTAGTCTTCCGGTTCCAACCGGAACTAGTACTTATGGTTTTGCAGGTGGCGGTGGTGGGATTGGTACCAATTCTAATGGATTAACAGGTGGAATTCCTATAGGCGCAGGAGACTTGACCGGTGCGCACGGCGCGCCCGGCGGAGCCGGTGGTTTAATAAAGTATCCAAATAATAAGGGTGTAATGATAGCATATTGTATTGCCGGCGGTGGAGGAGGAGGCGCTTATATGACATATATTGAGCCAGATCCGCCGCCAGACCCGCCGACTCCACCATACGAATTTGATTTTATTGCCACAGGTGGATCTGGCGGATCAATTGTAAATGATGGCACAACTTATTATAGCGGAGGATCAGGGGAGAGCTATATATATACTGCATCTCTTAGCGGTAGCAATCCGATTTCATCTTTAAGCGCTGGCGCAGGGGTAATAAATACCGGCGGAGGAGGAGGAGGCGGAACCGATTTAGGAGCCAACGGGGGTAGTGGCGTCTTTATATTATTAGGCCGGCGCTCATATCCTTTTGCTAGTAAAGTAATTTAACTATGCCTAATTTAATTAGAATGGCTCTTAATTTAGGTAAAGAGGTAGCTAATGTTGCGACTAACGCAGCTGCAACCGGAAAAACATTAGCAGAAGATAAAATTATTACTAAAAGACGAGAAATATGTAATAAATGTGAGCACTTATTAAAAGAAGATATGCGGTGTAATTTATGTGGTTGTTATTTAATACTTAAGACTAAATTAGCAGCTGCTAAATGCCCAAAAGGTAAATGGTAATATTAAAACCTCGGCATAAATATTAAAGATGCCAGTTTTTAATATAAACGACCTTTCCCGGCCCACCACTTCTACTAGAGAGACGGATACTGGCAATCCGTATTCTTTCCAAGAATGGAAGAGTAGGTATATTAATATAGATCCTAATGCTCAAATAGAACAGTATAATGCATATTTAAAAAGATGGTATAAAACTAATGCCGCAAAGACTAGTGCAAATACAGCATATGTTAAAAAACTGTATATTAACTTTCTTAAACAGTTAGGATTAACTACCCGTACAGAAGAAGAACAGCAATTTTTTAGTATAGTAGATTTTAATAATGATTATGATTTGCAGTCTGCTATAATCTATTTTGCTCGTAAACTTAAAGACGTATCTCGATATCTAGCAGAACGTAGAAAACAAATTGTTTATTCCAAGTTAAAATACAACTTACAAGGTACTAGTGGCTACTTAGAGCGTTTATTTTATAACTATATTCTCAGTGTATTCACGCAAAGAGCGGATTCAAATAACTCAGGTTTAATAGTTAGTAATGGGGATTTAATACCTTACCTTCCTAATTTAAACGATATATCTGGTTCATTTAGTATAGAAATAGAAGAGTTATATGATACAAAAAACTACTTTGATAGAGACCCGGGTGTAGATATTTCAACTTATACAGCTTTTACTTCCGGGGTAAGCGCATCTTTATACGAGACTTCTTTATACGAAATACCGGCAGAGTATTTACTTGGATTAATTATAGATGCATTAGCTCAAGCAAACGATCTCAATCCGTGTTATGGGGTGTCGGGGTTTGTAGGTACAGCTGTAACCCCAACCTCGACTCCAAGTAATATCTATACATTTACTGCAGATGGCACTTCAACTACATTTCCTTTAAACGGTATAACTACTCAAGACATTTCTAAATATAGAGTCAGTATTGACGGTGTTACACAAACACCAATTACAGCTTTCACAATTAGTGTACAGAATCAAAATATAGTTTTTAACGGAGTACCTCCGATAAATACTGAAATCTTAGTAATTGAACAATTAAACTAATGGCTATTGTACAAACAGATGCTTTTACTACTGCTGATGAAACTAATTTACAGTTAGTAACATTAACTCAAAAATATCTAGGTAATAGAGAATTTGTTCTATCAGGTACTGCTAATGGGTATATTGGAGCTACAATTACACCATTAGCGCCGTATACTAATTTAGCAAATCGTTATTACCCTACTGTAGCCACTTTACCTCAAATCAGTGGTAATTTAGTTACTCGGGAAGATTTAGGAGGCTACTTTACACCTAATAACATAGGGGTTTCAACTTACCAAACGAAAAATATAACCCCTCTTATCGATACTACTAAAATTTTACCTAATGTAATTTACAAGTATATTGAACCAAATGTATTTAATAAAGGAAGAAGTTTAACTGAAAAAGATCAAGATAATATAATAAGCCATATTGAAAATACAGACTGGATGAAAGGATCTCTTACAGATACCGCTTTTGACGGCCAGGTAAGAAATTCAGACTTATATCAAAAATTTATACCCTATCAGTCTAATATTGAATCTCAAAAAAATAATACATACGGGGTAGTCACTATAAAAGATAACTTTGAATATTGGACTGGGTCTCAAAAAAATATATGGGTACAGGATAATAAATTTACCGAATTAGATTGGTTAAAATATTTTGATTTAGATTTAAGAACAGAGTATACTATTATAACTCCAGACAAAGAATTGTATTCATGGCATGCTGATGTTTTTGGTAATCAATACGCTGTTTATAAACCAACTTTAAGCGCTCGAAGTATATATGCTATGCAAGAGTCTTACGGGCAGTTATGGATAAAGACTATTGATGGCTTAGTGTATAAAGGCCCAGATGCCTTATCAGCAGTTTACAACAAGTATAGCAATCAACCAACAATTTTTAATCAATTAACCGGTAATAGTATTAAAAATTTTGAAGTATATTTTGACACTTTAGTTATTCAACTTAGCGGGTATACTTTGTTTGAAAAAATTACTTTTGATTATAATGATGTATTAATAACAAATACAGGTACAGATTATTTTAATTTAAATTTAGCCACAACTTTACCTACCCGAGTACTTTCAAGTACGTCATTGACAGGGGTTACTTTAAGTGGAAACGCTACTCAGTATTATGGAGGCATATGGTATAATGAACCAGAAAAAACATTTGTTGCTTGCTTGTTACTTTCAGCAAGTATAGTTTCTACTGCTCCGTTTGCTTCAGGTATAGTTGTACCAGTACTTTACGAATATAATCTTAATAACCCAGCAGAACGAGTTAGAATATGGCCTACAAATAAAACTAATTTTAATGAGTATATTTACTATCAGGGGGCTTCCGGGGAAAATATTGATAAATTGTACTTAACTTATATTAAGCCCCCTGTACTAACTTATAATAAAAATACAAATTCGTATTTTATTACTTTTATCGCTTTTAGCGGTCAAAATTATAAGATAATTAATTATAGTACAGGCACAACTGTATTTGGTAATGTAATTGCAACAGAAACAAATAACCCAGTAGTAACTGAAACTAATAATACCATTTTGGTTGTATAATATGTCATCTTTAACTTATAATTTTGCTGCTCTTACTACTTCTTGTTCAGGTACTTCTCCCTTTACAATTACATTTAATCCGTCTGCTTTAGGCTTTGTTAGTAAACTTATATACGGATTTCCTGATAAGACTGTAACACGAGTGTACACATTTGCGACTAGTGCAGAAGCTTTAACTACATACAAAGACGTTGATGTAAGAGCGCCTGTAACTTATACGTTTTCTGGGTTAGATGTTGCTGATGACAATACTACAATACAAACTGTTAGTATTACTGCAATATCTGGAACGAACTTTACACCAGTAGTATATACCCTTTCTGCAAATATTATCTTACAATATCTTACCCAAAACCCGACAGGGTCATCCGCGCCTTATACATTCGAAGATATCAATTTATTAAAAACTCGTGTATGGGGCCCGGGCAATTCCCAGATATTTGTTTTAGAGACAAAAAATCCTAATTATCTGTTATTAAGTTTTAATGGAGGTAATGAAATACCTACAGTAACAACTGTAATATAGTATAAATAATAGTATACTAAAATGCCTATCAAGATTCCACAACTTCCGTCAATTCCAGCAGGTACAATAACCGGCAGTACAAGTATACCAGTTGCTAAAACTACTACCGATCCAAAAACTTACAAAATGACATTAAGTCAGACTCTAGCTTGGTTGCAGAGTAATGGTCTAGGTGGCGGTGGTTATTCTGGTTATTCTGGGTTTTCAGGATTCTCTGGCGTTTCTGGTACTAGTACAGTAGGCCCTTCAGGTGGAGCAGGCGGAGACGGTAGAACAGCTTATGGGCTACAGTTAGTAGCGTCAAGCTATGTATTTCAAGCTAGTAGTAATCCTACTACCGGAGCAATATCTCTAACAGCAACGCCGTTTGCGCCTACCTCTATAACTTTAAATGCAGTACTGCAGAATTTAACAGGCACAGCTACTTTTAACGGTCAGCTATATAATATTAATAACTCTTTAATAGGTACCATAGCTCCTGGTAGTTTTGGAGGTTCAGGTAATAGCCGTACAATAACGAACACTCAATTTGGTTCAGCTTTTTCATGTGTAGTAACTGCAAGTCTTGTTTCCGGTACAGATACATATTACGATATTACCACTATTACCAGACTGCAAGATGCTACAAATGCGTTACAGGGGTATTTAACTAACCCCGCTATAGTATTAGCTTCTCAACAAGATGGTGTTTTAGGGCCAGGAGAACAGGCTAAAGCTACCGGTTTATTTCAGGTATTTTATGGCTTAAACGAAGTAACTACAGGGGTAATATACAGCGTAGTTAACAACGGCGCTACGAGTTTAATTACTCCAGTCTCTGCAGGGGGTATTACTACAGTAAATTTCACTATAGGGGAAAATACTGGTATATACGCTCTTAACAGTATCGACCCTAATGTTATTGGGGCCTCAGCTATATTTAGAGCGCAGGTCTTTGGTCAAAATATTGACCGTGTTGTTACGCTTTCTAAATCTAGACAAGGCGTGACCGGCCCGGCCGGCAGCGCGCAAGCAGTATTTTTAAATGCAGACACTCAAGTATTTAGTTTTGACAATACAGGTACCCCGACACCGTCTTCTCAGACTGCAAATTTTCAAGCTGTTTTATCTGTTTTAACAGGGTTTCCAGAATGGTATGGTATACAGTATTACACTGATGGTACGTTTAATACTAACGGTAAAGATTTATTAGGTATCCCGACAGGCTCTACCCTTACTAACTTTCTTACTGTAACTAAGTTCGCTAGCGCATTAACACCCGGTAAAGAGGTTTCATCTTTTGTAGTAAGCGCTACTCATATTGAATCAAATTTATCTGACTCAGTACGAATTGTAAAAGTTACGTCGGGCGGCCAGGGGTTTACTTCGTTTTTAACCAATCAAAACCATACTATAGGCGCTGATAGTACTGGGGCGGTTAATACGCCTTTATCAGCCGGTAATGGTTATTTTAGAATATACCAAGGTTCAAACCTTGTAAACAATCAATATGTAGTATACGGTATAAAAAGTACTACTACTGGTATGGGGGTTTCTGTACTAAATTACCCTAATGCTAATGCAAGCTATTATGTATTAACTGCTTTTGATCCTTCTTTAAATACAGGTTCTACAATACTTACTGCGACGTATTCCCCGGTAGGGGGATCGCCGGTCAGTTTTGAACAAGTATTCTCCGTAACAAAATCAAAAGCTGGCCCTGTTGGCGATGTCGGACCGGGTATAGTTTATAGAGGTGTTTATGATACCGGTACATCTTATTTTAGAACATCTACTCGAGCTGACGCTGTTGTATACCCAGCCTCAGCTGGTAGCTATTATTTAGCGGTAACTAGTGGTTTAGGCTCGACCCTAGGTACACCAGGAGCTGCTAGTGGCTGGGCTCTTTTTGGGGAGCAGTTTTCAAGTGTAGCAACTGGGCTATTGCTTGCTGAAGATGCAACTATTTTAAAGACCCTTGTAATGGGATATCAAGTTAGACCAGATTATAATGTTGATCGTGGCGTAATAAGGAGCTATGGTACAAGTGATTGGATTCCTACCGCAAGCCCGCAAGACGGTTTCTGGATAGGCATGGATAGTGATAATAAAGCTAAGTTTAGAATAGGCAGTACCTCTAACAATTTAGTTTGGGATGGAGAATTTTTAAGTCTTTCCTATGGTAATAGCGGTATTTTAATGTACAGTGGTTCTTCTGGAACAGATATGTATATTGGTATGAATACCTCCTCGTATGAAGGTAATGGTATCTGGCTTGGGCGCGCCGGTAATTCTACTACTGGTGTATATAAAATGTCTCTGGTAAGTCCAAATGGTAGAAGTATGAAATGGACAGGTAGTGAACTTGTACTTAATGGCGCTACAAATAACTTAGAAACAAGTGGTACTGTTTATTTAAATAAAACCGGCCCAGATGATGACAATAAAACTGGATTTTGGTTAGGTGTTAGCGGGCTTAACGCAGCACCACCATACGCGCCGCGGGCATTCTTTAGCGTGGGCTCGAGTGATAGTTGGCTGAAATACAGCGATATCACTAATACTGTACAGGTTAAAGGCGTACAGACAGCTGATGGTATTACAGTAACATCTGGTTTAGGTTTACGTTATTTTAGCACATCTGGCTCTTTTACTATTACAGGTGGTACCGGTAACGGAGCGCAATATGGCGCTCAAATAGACTTAATAGGTAATAATTTTTCCGGTATTGGTTCTGGCGGACAGCTTGTATTACAATCCGGAGACGGTGCAGGAGGTTCTATAGCTTTTCTTACAAATAATTCAAGATCTGTAAGTACAGGCCCAAGTACACCTGATTCAGTGCTCGGCGTACAGAGAATGCTTATAGAAAATACCGGCCGTGTAATTATATCTCGAGAACAGTATTTAGTAACCACTTTATCTGCAGCATATAACGAACAAGCTGGTTCATTATGGGCAAGAGGTAATCTTGGTGTTGGATGGTCTGCTGAGCCATTCGGTGCAAGTACAAGTGATGGAAACGCAGACACAGGTGTAATTTATGCTCAAAGTAGAGTACAATCGCCTGTTATAAGCGCATATGGTGTAGGAGATCCAATCCCTGAAGGTTTCTTAGGGTATTATAATGGTTCTAGATCTGTAAGAATGGGTACTAACGGAGAAGGCGAACGCACAGTAACAGATACTCCTGGTATACCGGGTTCAGGTACTGGAAATAACGGGGACATTTACTTAGTATATTCATAATACTGAATGAGTATCTATACTAAAGTAAGCGGTGCTTGGAAAGAAGTTATTGAGTTTTATACTAAACACAGTAACTCTTGGAGAACTATTACTGAAGGTTATGTTAAAAAAGATGGTAGCTGGGAGCAGTTCTGGCCGGGCGGAGTAAATTATAATTATAGTATTGTTTCTGTGCCAGTTTCTGGTGGTTATACTTCTAGGGATAACGGTACTACCAGTGGCTCTGCATCTGGTATAGGTTTTCAATTTACTCTACTTACGGCTACTAGCGCTGGGTATCAATTTAGTAGTTTAACTGCTGATAAAGGCGCTACCATAGACGGACTTACCATAACAATACAAAATTCAGGTACAACAAGCGTATCTGCTATATATACACTTGTCGATCTCTACTATAATTTATACTATGCAGGACCTGGTAGTGGTGTAACGGATCCAGTATCTGCAGAAAATATAGGACCTTACAACTATACCAATCTCGTACAAGTATCTGCCGGAGCAAATACCGGTTCAGTATTCGGTTACTGGGTCAGTGGTTACGATACAAATATATCTTCACCTATTAGCGGCAATCCGTTGGTATTTTCATTTCCGCCTAGTAGTTTTAATTTAAGTGCGGTATTTTTACCAGCCGGTACTGTAACAGAAGTATTTTATAGCCCGGCTTCTAATGGTACATATTGCTTAGGTAATTCTCTTTCTGTAACGGTGACTGGTTTTAGTGGGACTGCACCTATTACTAATTATCAATGGTATGACTGGATATTAAGCGCTTGGGTACCGAATAATGCTGTATCTGGTGCTACAGTGTCATCTTATAATCTAGGAACCGGTTACCCTCCAGGTAATCCCGATATTGATCTACTCACTCCAGGGGTAAGCACATATTATTATGGTGTACAATTAACTAATGCAATTGGACAATCACCAATATTTGAATGGCGGGTTAATTTAACCCCAGGTATTGTTAGCGAAGCGCAGTTTAGTCCAGCCTCTGGGGGTACTTATTATTTAGGTAGTTCTCTTTCTGTAACAGTAACCGGTCATGATGGTTGCTCTCCAGTATCAAATTATAAATGGTATAATTGGGTAGCTAGTGCATGGAATCCTACTAGCGCCCCGGCTGGTTCGGCTGTATCGGCTTATAATTTAGGTACTGGCTACCCGCCAGGCGATCCTGATGTAGACAATACAGTAAGCCCCCCTGTTAGCACGTATTATTACGGCGTACAGTTAACTAATTTAGGCGGTACATCTCAAATATTAGAATGGGGATTTAATTTAGAAAAAGGCACCGCTAAAAGCGTAACATTTAACCCACCATCAGGTACTACATTTAATTATACCGATAATATGCAGGTTGATGTAATCAGTTATACTGCTGCAGCCCCTGTAACAGCATATCAATGGTACAACCGGGACGGTACCAGTTATGTACAAGCAACTGGTCAAACAGCGTCAACGTCTGCATATTATCTCGGTAACACATATCCGCCAGGTACAGGTAGCGCTACAGGAACACCAGGTGTAAGCGCATACAAATATGCTGTAGAGCTATTCAATCAATACGGCACATCTCCTAAATTTGAATGGGGTCTTGTTTTTAACGGGCCTGTCTTACCTTCTTATGTAGATTTTACACCTTGGGATAACAGTCCTAGTAGGCCTGCATCAGCTGACCCAATACTATCAGGTACTAATATAAACATAGAAATTGTAGGTCACGATGGAACTACGCCCGTAAAATATCAATGGTATAATTGGGACGGTGGTACTTATGTAACAGCAGGAGCAGCAGCAACAGGTACTACTTATGCTATTTGGAATAGTGAAATTTCTGCATATAAAGGAACAGGAATGGCAGAAGGCTCTGGAACACGTTTTTACTACACTGCCCAACTCTCTAATGTAGCTGGTTTAACAGATCCACAAGACGACGTAAATTTTGGCTGGTCAGTTTTTGTATATAACACTACCACAACATCAACCACTACTCCTGCGCCTACCTTATCTATTTCTGCTGTAGAATATTACCAAGATGGATGGAATAATGTAGGAGGTGAAGGAAGCAATGTCTACCTGGCAGATGATACACTAGCAGGGTTACGAGCTATAGTAAATTATACTTCTTATCTAGATGAAGAATTACCAGTATTTACTTGGTATAGAAATGATAATATTGCTAACCCACCAGGGGCTCTATCAGGTAATGTAACGCTAAGTAAACTTGGCGACACTTATCAGGTTATTTGGTACCCAGTCTATGCTTCAGCTACCGATGTTGAAGGGGAATGGTATGTAGTGGCTGCAATGTCTGCTCACCCGTTAATTTCTGAAACTTCAACCAAGTTTAATGTATTTGTAACTACTACCACGACACCGCCACCGACCTTATCTGTCTCTGCTACTTCTGCAGTACAGTATTATCAAGATGGATGGAATGATGTAACGGGTACGGTTTACCTAGCAGATAACACATTAGCAGGATTAAAAGTTATAGCAGACTATACCTCTTACCAAGATGAAGAATTACCGGTATTTACCTGGTACAGAGACGGAAATATTGCTAACCTGCCAGGCGCACTATCAGGTAATGTAACAGAAATCAAGCTTGGAGATACATATCAAGTTATCTGGAGCCCGGTTTATGCTTCAGCTACTGACGTAGAAGGTGAATGGTATGCAGTAGTTGCAATGTCTGCCCATCCAGAAATCTCTGGTACTTCACTCAGCTTTAATGTATTTGTAACTACTACTACAACTACTACAACTACTACTACTACAACAACTACTACGACAACTACCCCGGCTCCATTATTAACAGTTGCAGCCGGTACTGGTGGTACAGCAAGCCCTACTCAAAATGTACCAGTAGGAGATGAAAGTACAGATATTACAGCTGTTGCCGATGAGGGGTATATTTTTGATAGCTGGAACTGGGATCATACCTTTGCAACCTCATATACAAGCACATCTATTACGACTCGTATAATAATGGTAGCTGGTCCTCAGACTATTACAGCTAATTTTACTTCTACAACAACGACTACCACAACAACGACTACTACAACTACCCCGGCCCCACTATTAACAGTTGCATATAATACCGGAGGTACTGCAGGAAGTACACAAAATGTACCTGTAGGAGATGAAAGTAGTGACATTACTGCTGACCCGGATTGGAATTATGAATTTGTCAATTGGGATTGGGCGCATTCTTTTGTAGATCCTCCCTATACAAGTACGACTATTACGACTCGTATAGTAATGGTAGCTGGAAATCAGACCATTACGGCTAATTTTGCCAAGAGAGATGTAACTGTTACAGGATTAAGCGAAATTAACGGTACAGTAACTGGAGGTGGTACTATAGAAATCGAAACTACAGCCGAGCTTTCAGCTACAGCTGATCCAGGCTATATATTTAATAACTGGGAAATTGTTTCTGATGATGACCCTGCACATCCTTCAACTCTAGATAGTAGTACTGCAAACCCGGTTATAGTAACCGCTAATGGTAATGTTTCGGTAAGTGCTATTTTTATAGCTGAATAGTATTATTTGCATAAAATAATTTAGCGTATAAATTATAGTATGTCTAAAAAATTAACTATTGGTATGGCTGTGTACGATGATTATGACGGTGTATTCTTTACAGTACAGGCATTAAAAATGTACCACTTAGCAGAATTAAAAAATAATGCAGAAATTGTTGTGATAGATAATAATCCTGATAGTGCGCATGGAAAAGAAACAAAAAATTTTATAGTTAACTGGGCAAAAGAAAAATATATACCGTATACTGCTAAAAAAAGCACTTCTATACGTAATGAAATTTTTAGAAACGCATCAGGCAAATATACCCTCTGTTTGGATCCTCATGTGCTGATTGAAAAAGATGGTATACAGTCTCTACTCAAATATTACGAAAATGACCCTGAAACTAATAATTTAGTACAGGGACCTCTTTGGTATGACGATTTGAAATCATACTCTACTCACTTTGATCCAGTCTGGCGAGATATTATGTTTGGTATATGGGCTACTAATAAAGAAAAATATGAAAAAGGAGAGCCATTTAAAATACCATTAATGGGATTAGGTTTATTTTCATGTCGTACTACTGCTTGGCCAGGATTTAATCCAAATTTTAAAGGATTCGGTGGGGAAGAGGGCTATATACATGAAAAATTTAGGAGAAACGGAGGTAAATGTATTTGTTTACCACAATTAAAATGGAATCATAGATTTGGAAGGCCTAATGGGGTACCATATCCTAATATACTTGAAGACCGTATTTGGAACTATTTTGTAGGTTGGCTAGAAATATTAAAAGATCCTAATCACGAATTTATACTGAGTATAGTAGATGCCTTTAAACAAAAAATTCCAGAACCAGTAATAAAGAATATTCTTGAAAAAGCTAAAACAACTATACTATGAATTTAAAGCAGGGCCAGATTGTAAAATGGGAGAACTCAAATAAACAGCAAATACTATGGATGGTAACAGAAAACCTCACAAAAGGAGTAGTTATTCATTCTGATAATATTCTAGCTATAGGGACTATAACGGATTTAACTGATTTTGAATTAACTTCATTTGTAGGAACAATTAATATTTCTTCTGCGGCTGATTAGACTATTTGCTATCTAATCCTAAGTATTTTCATGGCAATTGTCAGCCCTTCTCCGGTTAGTTTGCAATATGGTTATGATCAAAATGTAACTATAGACAGCACTACGTTTTACACGGTAGACGGGGCGTATATTAATATAACTGGTGTATTATCCGGTGCAAAAGATTTTGCTGCTAACCAAGACAACTTATTATTTCTCACAGATAATTTTAATTTAAACGATAAAGTCGCTGACTACATAGAAGTAGATAGAACTAATGTAATAACTAATACTACTATTTCGTTTTTATCTGGTAGTACTCCGCTATATCTTGCTGTATCCAGTACAAATATAACTTATACTAGTAATATATCTGGCGCTACTGTTTTTACTTTAGATCAAACTTCTAGTGGTACTGTTTTCTTTACTAATGTTGATAGCAATTTGTGCGTTACTAGAACGGGTAGTACTACTTTAGGTGTTCAGACATACACCGGGGCTGCAACACAACAGTTTAATGTTGCTCTTTTTAAGGATAAAGCAGTTATTTTCACTAACTATAGCACTTTATTTAATGTTTATACCGGTATTAACACTGTTGGGTTAGTACCTTATTCAGATACTAATTTTAGTTCTGTACAAACTTTCTACTTAAATCGTTTTTATTATAATACTATACCTAATAAAGCAGAATCAAATTTAGCAAAATACGTTACTACTCCAAATGATTTAACAATAAGCACAGCCACAAGAGCGCTTAGTAGCAACTACTTAATTTCTACTCCTTACACTACATTAGATAGTACAATAGATTATGCTAATGTTAACATAACACCTCTTAAGAATTACTACTCTCCAGAAGGTATACAAACACCTACTTTAAGCACTCAATTAAGAGCCTATAATAAATTATATACAGGCTTAAATACAACTGATGGTAATGATAAGATTTATTTAAGCTATAAAGGATCAGAGATTGCAAAAGTATTTGTAAAAGATAGAGATACGTATTTTCATTTTCCAGTAAGCGCTACTTCTCTAGCGCTATCGGCTTCGACACTTGTAAAAACTGGCGCATTAGGAGGCTCTTCACCGTATCGATCTGATCGTTTATTTGTTAAAAAAGCTGGTTATAGAAAATATACTAATTGGGGTAACAATCCTGGGGTGCAGAATGGCGTTTACTTTTGTTCCTGGCTATCTGCAGCGCCGGTAAGCGGTGAAGCAGTATGGATGGATAGATACTACGACCCGACTCGTATTAATTTGACGAGTGTTTTAACTTCTACAGCTGTAACTAGTGCAGCAAACAACCGACCGAACTTAATTTGGGATACACCTTCTACACAAACCTTTAACCCTGAGAGCCTGTATATATATCACCGTATAGGCCCAGAAGATAACACTACTGTTGTTGATGCACTTTCTTCTTCTTTAGTTTATTTTTATAAAAACTGGACAGAAACTCTTGTAAATGAAGCTAACAATACAGACTCAGGCTTTATTAAAAATTTTTCTACAAGCGCGGTAGAGATCTCTCAAAACACTACTCAGGAATCAATTGATACAAGTAATTGTTATGGAGTGGCACAATATTCAGATCTTCAATTAAACAACCCAGGAATTACTCTAGCGGTATACGCATATAATACTAATTGGAGTAATATACGAGGCAGTCAAATTGTAGGTAATTATTATAATGGTGGTATAGGTATAGGAAAAAATAATACTTTATTAACTCCATTTTTGAGTATAGCACGAAATAGTATAATTACAACAAACACAAATTTATTCACAATAAAAACAACTCCTGCAAGTTTATCTGAAAAAAATTATATATTGAAAGCGGAATATGATGCAAGCTATTATATAGTAACACAAGACAAGCAAATTCTTGTTTACGATCAAGATGATTTAATTACAAATTCGTACAATATATCTATTTCAGGAGATATTTTTGGAGCTAATTTAATAAAACAAAACGACAAAAAACAAATATTAGTTTTTGCAAAACCTACATCTTCTTCGTTTGTTTGGCACAAATATAATACAGATGGTACTTTTTCCACTACCGGTACTATAAGTGGAACTCAGGCTGGATACAATAATTATGGCGTAGATTTAAGTGGTACGCCTTATTATTTTAATGGGTCTATAGGCAATAGTGTTGTTGATAGTAATAATACTAGATTTACTTTAGCAGATAATATACTATCAAGACAGCCATATTTGGGTACTTCTTCATCAATAATTTCAGCTGTTAGCGGGGAATATATTGCCTGTGATCACAATAATAATATTTGGTTATTATATGCTCAACGCAATCTTTGTAAATTAGATAGTTACGGTACAGTTCTTTGGGATATCTTTTTAACAAGCGCGCCAGTCGCATCTGCAGTAGAAGACGTTGTAGATACTAAACTAAGAACTATTACTTTTGTGTCCGAAATAGATCAAACAACCGGTAACACTGTCCATTACGGAATTGTAATTGATCCTAAGACACAAAATTTATTTAAAATAAATTCTACTAATGGTAATATAGTTACAACTACAAGTCTTGAAGATAGTAATAACAGCACATTTGGAGACCCTACAGGTTACGATTATCAAAGAAAATATATTTATAATGCTGAAAGTGATAATGATTTAACAGTGAAAGCTTTTGTGCGCAGTATAGTTACAAATAATAATGTAGATATAAATGTTAATTTAAACTATGACGTTAGTTATTTAACTCCGGGCTGGCATCATTTTGCAACAACATTAGATAATAATAATTTATTAAAACTTTATATTGATGGTAATGTAGTAAAAAGCACAAATGTAGGTAGTGCATCTAGTATTTACAGGGTTTTTAACAACAAAAACAATCCAGATTTAATTATAGGTACCGCAAGCTTTAAAAAACAAACTTTAGCAGAGTATACAGAATTAGATGTATATAATTATAAAGGTAAAATAGCGGATGTAAGGTTTTACTCTCAAGCTTTAGAGCAATCAGATATAAAAGCTATACAAAAACAATTTATAAGAAATTCTTTCACAGATTTAAAATGGTCTGTGCCTACTGGACAAAGATATTATTTAGAACAAATAGAGAGATTCTTTTTACATAGATTGCCTGGCGCAAAATCCAATATGTTTAACATAAAAATTAAAAATTCTAACATTACAAATACTACTGTGAGACAAATTATAGAGAAAAACATAATAGCTTCATTAAATAAAGTTGTGCCTGTTCATACACAACTTAACAATATAATTTGGGAATAATATGAGCTTAATTAGATTTGAAAATACTTCTTATTCTCTACCGCTTGCAAGAGGGGTTATTGTTAATTTAATTAATAGAAGTACTGATTTAACAATTCGTCAAAAACAAGACTGTCTTGAAGTATTAGACCTTGTTACTCAAGATTACGAACCAACAGTAGAATCTATAAGTCGCTATTTTTCTGAAATAGGTACTAACGGGTATAGAGTCTATTTAACTTATTATGCAGATAGAGATCTAACTTTTTCTACAGTTAATGCGTATATATTTTTAGAAATAGATACTAATACTCCCGGTGCAAATACGACTACTTCAGTACCGGCTACCGCTACGACTATACCGCCAGTTACAGCTGTGCCTTGGGTGCAGCCAGCAAACCCTATTACAATGGGTCGCGGCGCCTTAAGCGCTAATTTTTCGGCCTTGTATGGAACCTCTGTAATTATACCCAGTATTGCGACTATAGTTGAAGCAAGTACTGAACCAGTTTATTTGGATACTCACATTTTAGGTGGAGTGTCTTATACTACTAATATTTCTTCAAACTATATAAAAGCTACAGTACAAAACAGTACTGGAGGGGCGATTCCTTCTTACACAAGCGCGGTCCTTTATAAATCAGGTGTTATTGCAGCTTCTGGTTATTCCGTAAGCGGTGCATTATTATCATCTATAAATTTATATGTTACTACTAGCGCAATTACTACATCTCCGTATGAGGTTTTAAATCTATTAGTAACAACTACAGGCTCTGCTGTATGGGTACCTAGTACTTCTTTTGAATGCTCCGGCGGGGTACGTTTTATAAACGGATCCTGTCGGGGGTTTATAATAGGTCCTTCTGCAATTGAGTTAAGTGGGGGGGCTTACTATGGACCAAATGATATTGCTTTATTTGGAGTTGGTTGTACCCCGGGTACCTATATAAAAGACGCTCGCTTTATAAATTCATATCTTGCAGGGAGTCGCTATCAAATCTTAAACGCTGGTAATAATTTCCGTTACGCTTTTAACGGCGTGTCAAGTACTAACCCTATATATGGTTATGTTGTACCTGGAAGTGCATTTGCCGCTACAGCAGGTGCTAATAATAAAGTCATTTATGATGCATTGGTAGGATTTACTGTTACAGATACTCTTACGAGTGCTCGGATACCTTTTAAAATATACTCACCATACACATTTGCAGTTACTGGCGTACCTGTGTGGATACAGACTGTATTACCAGATAGTAATAATATTACAAGTGTAACTGTTAATTGGGGCGACGGAGAAACTGATACATATTCAACAGCAACTAGTACCACTCTTTATTTTGCTCATACTTATTCTGCAGCAAGTAGTATACCTTATACTGCTATAGTAACTGGTAATGATGGTAGCAGTAATTATACTGTAACTGCTGCACAGAGATTTTATATACAAGATACTTATTCTGATTTAAATCTTGAAGACTATAAAGATACGTTAGGCATAAATTTAACACTACCATATTCTAAAGAAGAAGTAAATGTCGGCTCTAATGAATGGGCGGTTGCAGATAATATAAACGCAGCATATAATAAATTAAAAGAAAATTTTAATTATTTAAATAGAATTACCGATGCAATTAAAAAGAGTCCTAATATGACTCTAGTTGAATGGCTGAGAGATTTAGTTGCTTATCCGACCTGGAATACTTCTTTAACAGGGTCAAATACATATTTTAATCTTTCCGGTAGTTATACGGGAGTAATACCTGCTGAAAGTATAGTAGACTTTAGATCTTACAAAAACGGCTCAGCAGCTCCTGACTACAATAATTATATTGCTTTCGATAATGGTTTAATACAAATAAGAAAAAATGATTACAATAATACAATTGTTAATCAACTTTCGGCGGTAGCAAAAAACTCTACCCCGCTTAATGTTTATAGTATAGACAGTAACAGTACAGATCTTTACGTACTTGGTAGCTTAAATTTCGGCGGTTCTAATTCTTTAGTATCTATCTACAGATATCAACTTGACGTAGCTCTTACACCAACTAATCAAATAGGTGGCAGTAACGGAGGATTAACTGACGAAAATGCTTTCAACAATAATCCAGTACCTAACGAAATTAAAGTTTATAACAATCAAGTATATGTAGGAGATATAGGTAATAGATGCATTAAAATATATAACTCTGCACTGACCTATGTTAATACTATATACACACCAGAACTTAGCGCGTATGAGGTAAAACGTTTTGATATAGATAAAACTACAGGCAATATCTTTATATTAGGTAATTTATATGCACCGAATACCCCGGTAATTACGTCAGTTATGACGAGTGCAAATGAAATTGGTATTCAGTATAGAGTAAAATGGAACCATGATGGAGAGCGTCTAAATTACTATCCCGGGGTGTCGTCTAATTTTAATTTATACGGCGCGACTTCTGAGACAGATACTTACACGTATATAAATTCTTTAAGTTCTGATCTTTCTATCTATACAACCTTACCTAAACTAACCACCTTTGTATTTTCTAGTTCTTCAGTGTATACGTCTTTTAAGGTAGAAGCAATAGGTATAGATGGAGTGTTAACTTCCGAGAAGAGCTCAAGCAAAATAGTACCAAACGATGTCAAGTTTCCTTCACCGTATAAAGTGTTGATATATAGTAATAACAATACTTTGCTTTCGTCGTATGGTTTACCAGATGTACCTTCAACTGCAAACATAAAAAAGATCTTACTCGACCCGGCGGGTAAATTTTTATATATAGTAACTACAGAAAATGTTTACAAATATACAAGTAACGGAGTCTTTGTAAATAAACTATTATCCCCAAGCAAATCCTCAACATCTTTAGGTACAAATGAAGAAATAGTTACAGGCTTTATAGATGATAATTATTATTTCTATCTAATTACTACCGGAAGAATATATAAATTTATAGACATACCTATTACAGAAGAAATAGTAGATACTGCATTACTTGATAACTACTACAGTTCGCTTTCTACTATAACAATTAATGAAAATGAATTTATTGCAGATTGGGTTTATAACAAAGCTCTTAAACCTCTGTTATATAATCATGAACTACTTGCAAAAAGCATTAATAACAAATATGTTCTAACATACGATGAAAATAATAATCTTTCTGATTTTAGAACACGAGATCTTTCATCAGGAGAATTAATTAATTCTTTATACTTTGATGAAAGTAGTTATATTTATAGTAATGAAATTGTAAGCTCTGCTGTTATAAATAGAACGCTTGACAAAATTTATGATGCTCAAGAAACCATACTCAATACTTTAAAACCTGAAATAATTAGAACCCCGACATCTTATCTAACTAATACAATAGGGTTAGTAACAACAACAGTAGGTAATATAATTTACGATACATCCACAACCACTACTACTACAACCACAACCGTAGCGCCTCTACCGGTACTTTCTACATTTGAATCGGTTGAATATGTAGGAAATGTTTATAGTGATTTTTACAAATCTGGTACAAGATATGGCAATGATTTTACCGCTTCATTTAGTTTAATTAATGCTACTACTGCATGTAATCTTTCTGTAGTGTTGAGTGCAACAGTTAACCCTTTTAGTCTACCTGTTTTAGTGACTATAAGAAAAGGAGAAGAAATACTATCTACGACTGTTGCTGCTAGTGCTTCTGTAATTGTACTTCCCTTACAAGAATTTCTAACAGTAGATAGCTCAAGTATCGCTCCGGACGGTAGCGCCTCTACATTTGGAGCTGATTTTGAAATAGACTTATCGGTAGGTTCTATACAGAGCGTATCAGGAGTTGTTTCAATACTAACAGTTCTACCTAGCGAAGGTAAATTGTATAATGCTAAACTAAGAAACAGTTTAATGGAATCTGATTTTCCAAGCACCAGTATTACAGTTTACAATATAAATGATGCAACTATAAAATATGCCGGTATAGCAAATAACACTCTTGGTGGTTATTTACAGTATAATAATTATCAGCCTCATGCCTGGACGATAAACGGAGAGGTTACCGGGGTTAATCCTATAGTTAATTTTACACCAACTACCTCGAGTATAACTGTAAGCGCATACCGGAATACATATAATTATAGCGCTCCTTCTTTTGTTGCATATCTACCTCGCGCAGAAACAGAATTAACTTTGGCTATACATAGAGATACTCAGCCAGCTCCTGCAGTACCTACGTATACATTAATTACTCGAGTAGAAACATATAAGGTAGGTACCGATGGGGCAAGAAGACCTGGCAACGGAACTATTAATGGAGGAGGAGTTTATAAAGCTGGTACTCTTGCTAATATAACAGGCATGGTACTAGACGGCTGGTGGGGTACTACAACTTCAAAAACAACCCCTGTAAGTGCTATTGTCTTCCCAACTCCAGGTACATTCAATGGCTTTATCGGTACGCCAGTTTTACAGACTATCATTATAGGAGGGGTTCCTGAAGTACAGGCTGCTCTAAATAATGCTGTAACTTTTGTTGACGGTGATAAAACTATTATCGGGACATTCCAACATTAATTAATAAACCCCTTTTTGTGATCAAATCTAACAATACGAGTACTAGCTTCTCTTATTTGAAATACGATTTCTCCTTCAGCTAAATTACATTTAAATAGAGCTATTTTATGAGCCTCTAAGTAATCTCTTGCATTTACCGCTATTTCCTTTAATGTGATCTCTTCCGTTGTATTTTCGTCAACTTTACCAAGTACTGCAATGAATTGTTTTGTCATCTTTTGTTTTATATTGTTTGTATAAAGGTGTTTCCAAATATTTATTAAAATCCTTAGTAAAACAAGTAGATTAAATACAAACTACCTTTAGAATATTTGAGTAATTATGAATACCGTATCCGAAAACGTGATTGTAAAGGACATCTATACCCGTACTCTTGGTGACGAGAGTGTCGAGACTCGCATGAATGCCGTGACTCGTCGCTTTCCATCCAATAAGTACACTGTTCTTGGATTCGTGAATCGTTCTAGCCAGGTTGTTCTGCAGCCTCGCTTTTATAACGTTCGCGACGATAAGGGCCGCTGGGCTAAGATCCGTCAGTCACGTTAATAACTAAGAGGCCTAGCAATAGGCCTCTTTTGTTATCGGATTTATAAATATTCAAAATACTCACTTTTTTACTTGCTTAAATGCTTAAAATTACGACAATTCGTTTTGAATAAAAATTAATACCTAGATATGCAAATCACCATTATTGGTAATGTTAACGAGCTGACTGCTAATGAACAGAAGGCTCTCTATACGGATGGCGCTGATATTTACACCGGGATGTATTACCTGGTTGCTGATGTTCAGCATTTTACTACGCAGGGTAAGGATGTTATTCCTGCTCTTCCTGCGCTTCGTAGCTTGTCGAGTACTTCCAATATCAATTGGATTATTACTACTTTCCGTGGTAATAAGGTTGCCTTCGGTTCCGCTACCGCCTAATATAGGCGCATGAAACGTTCGATAGCTAAGTCTCTTCTTGTTGAGACACCTAATAAGTGGCTTCATACTTCTGAATTTGTTTGGCAGTATGGAGACTATAAGTGCTGTCTTCTTACAGTTATTAAGACTGAAGAAGGTAAGTACAAACCGCTTGTAAACGGTAGCAATAATATTCAAATTGAAGGTTGGAGATATAACCATCCAGATACTATTATCTTTGATACTCTCGAAGAAGCTCAGAATCATACCTTCAAGTATATGGATACTATGCGCGCACGAGAGGATGCAGAGTTCAAAAAAATTAGTGAAAGTCTAAAAAATTATGCTCACGTACCGACAACTACTTCTTAATTGTAACCGTAATACACTCAACAAGATTCTTTTCGAAAAGACTCTGAAAGATCTTTCTTATAAGGATGCTGCATTAGAAGAGCTCGAACTAAAAGCTGCAGCTACTGGCCAGGCCTATAATCGGGTAATTGATAGTATGCTGAGTAAGCCGATTAAATGGGCTGAATTTTCTATTATTCTTGATCTTCAAGAGGAAGCAATGTACGACGAGAAGACTTTCGAGAATACTGGAGAGAAATACAAATATATCGGGGTACACTATTATAATAGCAGCGCGAAAAAGCTTCCAGAAGACGCTGACACAGAAGATGCAAATGATCTGAAGTACCATAAGTTTACAGGATTCGGGCTCTGTTCGTGGGGCGACTATATAGATTCTGATGTAGTTGTTACCCCCGAAGTAGTTATTCATCTAAATGGTGAGAACTTTTACGAAAAAGTCGCCGCAGAAATTCTCTGGGAGCAAACGTTCTATGGTTTTGAAGAAAGTGAAACTTTAGCTTTTAAAGAAGAACTCAATAAACGTATTGACGATGTAATAAACGGCAAAACAGATCTTTTTGAGCTTGACCTTGAGACAATGGAGTTTAAAAAGATTAAGAAAAACCCATATAAGAAAAAAGCTAGTAAGAAGAAAAAGAAATAATGCAAACATTCCTACCATACTCTGACTTTACTAAGTCAGCTGAGTCTCTTGATACTAAACGCCTCGGTAAGCAGCGCGTTGAAGTACTTCAGTTACTTAACTCGTTTCATAAGCCTAACTATAAGGGCTGGAAAAACCATCCAGCTCGCGAGATGTGGCGTGGTTATGAAAACGGATTAATAGAGTATGGTAAAGTTATTTGCGAAGTCTGGAAGAAGCGTGGTTATAAAGATACTTGCTATGAGAAGATTAGCATTTATCATGACCCTTCTAAGCCAATTGCGTACCCGTCCTGGATTGGCCGGGAGGATATTCATCTCAGTCATAAATCTAAATTGATCCAGAAAGATCCAACCTATTACAAATCCCAGTGGCCAGATGTACCAGATAATCTAGAGTATGTATGGCCCGTACCTTTGAAAGAAAAGAGTTGATTAGCTCCGTAACAGTACTAATATATTTTGCGTATGAATAATAATAACTACAATAATAACACCGGAAGCATTATCGCTAAGATGGTCCTTCTCGTTGCATTTCTTTTGGGTGCAACGGCAACTACTTGGGCTTTGCCAAGTGTTGCGGCTACCAACCTACAGTCAACTACAGGAGTTGTTACCGCAGTTAACGGTACCACACTGAACGTCACTGCACCCGATCGGTCAATCCTTTCGTGGCAGAACTTCGGAGGTGGCGCTGACTTGATCGCGGCTGGAGACACTATTTCATATGTGCTTCCAGGCTCTGACGCTTCTGTACTTAATATCGTAGGTGGAGCTAATAAGACCACTATCGATGGTGCTATTACTAGTAATGGTAATGTCTTCATTCTTAACCCGAATGGAGTAGTACTTGGCAATGGTAGCCGTTTCGATGTTAACTCATTGTATGTGAGTACGTCTGATAACGCTGCATTTGCTGGGTTTTACTTCCAGGCTAACGGTAAGTTGCCTTCGCAAGACGGGCTTAACCCGGCTGCAGGTTCAATTACCGTAAATGGTAGCAGTATCTCTGCTCCAGGCGGTGTGAAGTTTCACACTAAGTCCGCTGAAATCGGTAATCTTATCGCTCAAGGCAATCTTGTTGTAACTGCAGATGGAGGGCTTGCCCTTGGGGTTGCAGGTACTAGCTTTGTGACAGGAAACGTTACTGTCAATAACCCTACCGGTACTACTAATCTTAGTTCGCCTGGTAACTCGCTTATCGTAACTGGTAATATTACCGTTAATTCTACGTCCGGATTCATTCAGAGTAACTCAGCGAGTAATGTTTCTGCAAAGAAGCTTACTGTTACTACTACTGGAGATGTCGGTCTCGGAAAGGTCAACGTTACTGATGTAGTCGCGAGTGGTAATAACATTGTCGTAGGTTATGCTTCGGGTATCAACTCTACCTTTACTGGTAACGCTACTAGCAGCGCTACTGTGACTGCTCCGGGCGCTCTTACGGTAAACTATACCGGGTCTGGTGCTGGAGATGTTCTGGTCAGTGCTGCTGGCCCTCTTACCCTCGGTAAGGTTGTAAACAATGGTACAGGTAATACTAACTTCATTGGTTCAAGCGTAACTGATAGCCAGGCTGATACTTTCGTATATGGCCCTACTGGTTTTACCGCCACCGGTGGTAATATTACTCTCACTAAGGGTAATAGTAGTTTTGGACCTCTTAGTCTTACGACTGCTGGAGATGCTGTAGTGTTTGAGTCTGCTACTACTAACTTCAACCGCGTTAACGTGGGCAAGCTTGTAGCTAATTCTGAAGAGGGCTTTATTGAAGTTCTCCCGGGTGCGGCTATTAATACCCCTGTTGCTGTTCTTAACACGCCTGGTAACGTAACTCTTGCTAACTCTGCTAATACTATCGGTAACCTTACGGTTAACGGCGGTAACGTGACGGTAGCCAATACTGGCCCGCTCGTACTCGGCAATGTAACTGCTTCTGGTACTCTTGCAGTCACCACGAGCACGTTTATTACGCAGGCTGCTGATGCTAAGATCTCCGCTGCTGGAGCAACTAGCTTCACGGGCACTACTGTTACTGCTAGTAATGCTGGTAATCAGTTCGGAGCCTTGACAGTTGACGTCGGTACTGGTACTGCTGCGATTACTGAGGAGTCAACTCTTAATCTTGCAGGTCTTAAGGCTGGTACTGCTGCGCTTCGTAGTGGTGCTGATGTTATTACCACTGGTACCGGGTTGGTAATGGCAGATACATTCAATGTTATCGCCGGCGCCGGGTTCATGCCTGGTGCTAACTTCAAGACGGTTAATCCGCTTACTGTACTTGCTAACGGCAAGGCTGATCTTAGCTTGCTTAGTCTTGTAACTAACCTTGCTGGCAAGGCTCCTACGGTCATTGCAGTGAGCTACGTACCGCCTACCCCTTAAGGTAGTACGGATTTATTAAAGCAAAGCCCTTAAGAAATTAAGGGCTTTTTTTATGTACCTTGCAAAATAGGTATTGATTTAATAAATATTTTCGTTACTATAGTGTTGTTCTTTTAAATAACTTCGCAGGCTACGACATAAGGGTCGTTAGTGGGCGTATCTACTGACATCAGCAATCCTTAAGAGTAAGACGAAAAGGGCCAAGTGATGAATTACGCACGGGTGGTAAGCGAAACCGGGAGGTGCTCCTCTTACATGGAGGCGTCCCGATACAGTAATGTATAGCTGAGTCCAGGACAACATCAGTAGCCAGTCTGCACCTAGGGTCGACGGACAGTCGGCAATAAGCCTCTCAAACATCGTTCCGGTAGCTGAACCCAACGCGGATGACCGTTAGCGGGCCGCGGCGTACACATGTAAAATACGCGCTAATTTTGGGCTGTAGAGGAATCGAAAAGCTTCATTTTATGGATTACAATAGAATAGATTTTATTGACAACTGCCTTCTTATAACGCTGGAAACATTACTTGAACAAAGTGAATTCAACGAATACAAAGATAAAGACGAGCAAATTGATGAGATACTCAATAAAAGTGTTGCACTTACTGAAAAAATGACTATCTTAAGAGACGAATTAATTAAGAAAAATGGACGCAAAAGTACAAAAGCTAATCGCAGCCGGAATTCTTCCCGATCCCAATTACTCACCGAGGGTGACGAGTCGTAACCGTTTTGGGGTTATGGTATGGGATCATAAGACTGCCGGTACTTGTCAAGTTATGAGCGCTGAGAGTTTTGCTAATGCTAAGCAGTATATGGCTCAGCCCGGGCATCGCTCCGGTATTCGTAAGTACGGCTTTCGAGGATAATCTTATGGCTAAAAAAACACTAAAAGAACAAGTAAAGAAGATCGTAGATCTGGATGCTGAACAGCTTCCGACTCCTGTAACCGGACAAAGCGGTGCTCCTCAAGAGATCACCCTTGCTAAGTTCAAGAAGCTCTTTAAGGACGAAATCAAGGAAACCACCGATTGGCTTCTGCGAGAAGACAAGGAGGGTGACTTTCCTGATAAGAAGTCCGCTAAACAGGCTGCTCTTCGTATGGTGATTGATAATCACCCGGGGTACGCTGTTGAGGAGTAAGAAACAAACGAGACTAAGCAACCTGCGCTAGTGGTTGCTTGTATTTGCCCAAGTGGTGAAATGGTAGACACTACGGACTTAAAATCCGTTGGAGCAATCCGTGCCGGTTCGAGTCCGGCCTTGGGCACCAATTAATTTTCTCTTTGTTGAGCGACAATATTAAGTATTCTCTGGTACTGATTTTCTTCTTGTTTAGGATTCTCTGTAACAGTAGTACTTAAAACTGGCGCGGCAGTCGTAGTGGTTGTTGTAACCTCCGGTACCTCGGTAATAACGGGTACTGGAGGTTTTTCTTTTTTGCGGTGTTTAATTAAATGGTTAAAACAAATAATTAAGGTTACTGCTAAGGGATCGAATACAAACATTATCGACCATATAAACCAGTTAACAGTTTTATCTAAAGTAACTCCAATACTATTAGCTACGAATTTAAACGTACCTACGTCTGTTTCAACGATTTTAGTCTGTAGTTCTGCATTAGCATTTTGTAGCTTTTGTATTTCTAATTCTTTTTCTTTAATAGTATCTTTAGTTTTATCTGCTTCAGTCTGTTTCTTGCTATATACCTTTGCAATGTCTTGATCAACCCGGGTGAAGTATGTCTCGATGTCTTGCCGATCTTTAGTAATTTCATTCTCTATGCTTTTTATTCTCTCTTCAATAACTACTATACGTTCATTGAGCGTCTTGGATATTTCTTTAGCTTTTACAGTATAATCATTACGTAAGTTCTCTATAGAAGTCTGCTTAGCTTTAATCTGCTCATCTATTTTAGCTCTTTCGGATTCTTGAGCTGTTTTAATTTGTCTAGCCTTCTCTAATCCATTTTGCTTAAATAATCCGCCCGTACCTTGATTCATCCAAGTCTGTACTTCTGCATCTAGTATACCAAGCCTTTCATTAAATAGCTTTATTTGTTCGATTTCTTTTTTGCTCTCATCTTCTAAGCTAGATTTAGCATTGTTGAGTTGCTCGGTAGCTTTCTTACGCTCTTGTTCAATAGAAGCTTGTAGCTCGCTTATACGTTTTTCTTTTTGTGTGATTAACGTTAGCTGCTGCTCACTGAATTTGTTTTTGTTTACGTTGAGTAAATCCACTTCTCTGCTATAATCTGGTTCAATATTAAGAGCTGTGTTAGTGCTTTTTAAATCCACAATCAGCTTATTATTGCCTTCAATAAGCTGTTCATAGTTCTTAACCTTTATATTAGTTGTATTGTAACCAGCTGCAAGATAACCATATATACCTACAGAAGTTATTACGCTTAACATTAAACTAGCTACAATTAAATAAGCCTTTAACAAGAAGTTTATCTTTTCCCATTGTTGATGTAAAAAACTGACAGTGATAAGTTTACCGAGTTCTAAAGCAGCACCCATTACTATAATAGATAGACTCGAACTTACAAATAACATAGTCAATCCGACAATACTGAAATACGCTGCACAGCCAGCTATAGCAAGCGCGCTTATAAAAACTAATATAGCTAATAACATGGCAATATTTATCAATTGGATTAAACATTATTGATAGTAAGTAATTATATGAAAACAGAGCCCGTAGATAAAAACTATAAACTACGGGACTTAAAGCTCGTAATGAAACGTAGCTCTATACTCAGACAGCCTAAACGAACCCGAGCTAAAACTCTTCTACTTAAAAAGGTTAAACTGGAAAATAACTAATTCTTTATAAGTTCATCTTATGAAGACCGTTCAACCTGTCTACGATAAAATAAAAGAATCAATTGATACCTCTGAAGTGTTTATTAAAGTGGGAAAGAAAACTGCTCGTATACAAAGAGTATACAAAAACCCACGGGGTACCTTTGTATATAGTTCTTTAGGAGAACATAAAGTAGATCTATTTACCGAGCTGTATATTAGCTAAATATATACATGCGTAATTTTGATAAGCTCGCTCAATTTCTTTGGGAAAAAGAAAAAGTTCGCCTTGATCGTAAATGCTGGAAAGGCAAAAAAATAGGCAATCCCAAGACTAAGCTAAAAGGCGGAGTACGGGTTAACAATTGCGTACCTAAGGAAAGCGTAGCAGGTCAACCTAATAGCAGGTATAAAATTCTTTCAAGCTTTGCAGAATTGCCTGACACTCCTCCGCACGGTTTTTGGGTGTCTAATGATAACAAGTTTGCCGTAGTACCAGCCCGGGAACAACATATATTAGTTTTAGAAAAATTATTTCGTATATATAGAGAAAGTGAAGCTACTGAGAGAGGTTTCGTAAAGATTTCTAAATCATACTCTGATACTTATGAAATAAGTTATAGTCCTCGAAAAGCTAGCAGCTCTACAATAAATCTTGCTAAAGATATAGCTAAATTCTATAATATGACCGTAACAGGAGATCATAGAACACATTTTTCGAATTCTATTGCTAGTCTTCCAAACCCTGTTGACACGACTCTTACTGAGAATACGACAAAACTATTCAAGGAATTTTATAGTAGAGTGACTGCAGCAAATGGCAGCCAAAAAGATACTGATTACGCGGTTACAGCTGAAGGGGAGTATTCTTCAAGTGGCGGAGATAATACTACACAGGGCTCTACTTCAGTAGATAATATCGGCTTTAAAAATAACGGGCCAACTTTTACTGTTGAAAAGAAACAAAGAGATAAAGCCATTGATGCTAGTATTAATTTCTTAGAAAAATTAAAAAAAACCGGTATACCTGTTGAGCAAGAAAAAATAGAACAGCTTTTATCTCAGCTACAAAAAATGGCTGATAGTTTATTTAATGTAGGTATCGAGCCAGTAGACATTATAGCTACAATAAAAAACCCTCGTATGGCTGAAAGATATCTTATTACTGGTCCTTCTGCTCCAGGTGGGGGCGGTCGAGGGGCATTAAAAGATTTAATAGATATAAAGAGCGGGCTCTTAGCAGATGATGAAAGTAATCCGGGTGGCGCTGATGTTACAGCTGATATTGAAAATATAGATTTAAATACAGTTCCAGCTTTCAATGATCCTAACAACGGTAAAGATCAACCAGAAGGAGCTTTAGAAGAAAACTTTAAAGACGGTAAAAACCCAGGACGTAAAGGGCTTGCGAAGAGAATGAAAGTACCTACTAAGGCTAGTGTTAGTAAGCTAAGAAGTATTGCTAAGAACTCTTCAGGAGAAAAAGCTCGTATGGCTCACTGGATGGCTAATATGAAAGCTGGTAAGGCAAAAAAGAAAAAATAATACCTCTTGAAGTATAAATAAGAGAATATAATATATTGGTTTATGACTGACAACAATCAGAACCAGTACTTTAGAAATATTAATCTTACTCTAGTGCTTACTATTCTTGCTATTATTGCAGACATAGCTCTAATTGTAAATGTTATCCATCACTGGTAACATGCAAGTTAAAGAAAAATATATTTCCTGTTCTTGTGGCTCAGAAGCGTTGCATTTATACAAACATGCTGACGAAGATGAACTGTATATCTCTATATACGAAAGAGGGTATGCACGAGATAATAGATATACGTGGCCGCAAAAAATTAAACATTGCTGGCAAATTCTCTTAAAAGGTAAACCATACGGAGATCAGATTGTACTTGATCGCAAAGGTCGAAGTGAATTGTTAGCTTCTATAATTGATATACAGCTTATTAAAAAAATTGATAGTTTAAGTGCATCTAATGGACCCTCTACCTAAAGTTGCTATAGTAATGCCATATTACAATGAACCTGAGTTATTAATACGCTCGGTAGTAGGTGTAATGGAACAGACTTATAATAATTGGAAGTTGTTTGTAGTTGATGATGGCTCCGTAGATAAAAACAAAGCAGACTACCATATAGTAAAGAGCCGTCATTTAAAAATAATTTATAAGCCTAATGGCGGGGTATCATCTGCACGCAATACTGCATTAGAACATATACAAGCAGAAGGAGGCTTTACACATATAGCCTATTGCGATGCAGATGATGTTTGGGATACAATGCATCTTGAAGAGAGTCTAAACGCTTTAAATGTACTTGAAGCAGACATGACATACTCTACACCTGAATTTAAAATGATTGATGGAAGCGTAGCGTTTCCTTTTGGAATACCTTTTTACGAAACTTACCCGGGCATTGAAGCGCTCTTAAGGCAAAATTTTATTTACATATCAAGTGTAGTATGCAAAATAGAATGTTTAAAAGTAGGTCAATTTGATGGAGAGGTTAACTCTCTAGAAGACTGGGACATGTGGCTACGCATTGCTAAGGCTGGTTTTAAGATAGAAGCTGGTTTACTTAAGTTTCCTAGTTTTGCTTATACTGTTAAACCTAACGGCAACGGCTCTAAACGTACAGACGAGATATATCAGAGAGTTTTAAAGAAGCATAGTGCATGATAGTTATACGCAGAGCGGTTGATAGTAAAAAAGCGTATACAGTTATTATGTTACCCGGGGAGCCTGCTAAATGGATTCCTACATCTGATTATGAACATCAGCGTATATTAGAGATCTATTTACAAGACAAACACTACGAAGGCATAGAAAACGATTTCACTGAAAATACTTGATAAAGAAAAACTTTATTCTATACTTATTAAGCAATATGTCTACTAAGAATAATCCATCAAAGTTACATCCTGAGATTCTCAAGATGTATAATTCGCCCATTTACCGTAAAAAGGTAAAGAAGATGGTTGAGAGGGCAAAAACGTATAAGCTAGTTGAGACTG